AATAGTCGCAAGAGCTATACTGTGATCAAGGGCTACTCCACAGCCAAGGGCCTGTTCCGTACATTGTATGAGAACAAGGACGGTGTGGTGGTGTTTGATGACTGTGACTCAGTGCTGAAGGACCCAGTGAGCGTGAGCATACTGAAGTCAGCATTGGACAGCTACAGCCGTCGCATTATCTCTTGGAGAGCAGACTTTAAAGATGAGGACTTGCCCAACACGTTTGAGTTCAAGGGTCGTGTAGTGTTTATCTCTAACATGAACTCCGGTGCAATGGATCAAGCGATCATTACACGAAGCCTCTGCGTTGACTTGAGCATGACCACAGAGCAGAAGGTCCAGCGCATGACGCACTTGCTCGATGACGCTGGCTTCATGCCCGAGTACGAACAAGCTCACAAGCAAGCGGCTATGGCATTGATTGCTGAAGTGCAAGATAGTGTCAAAGAGCTGAGCCTGCGTACACTGATCCAGTGTACTAAGATCCGTAAGGCAGGTAGCCCAAACTGGGCTGAGCTTGCAGAGTACGCGATCTGCGGCTAAGCACTAGGGGGTTGACAGCCCCCTAGTTTGATGTTATAATAAAGACTTACACACACTAAGGAGTTGAGCATGAAGGGTTTTACTAAAGAGCAGATCATCTCTGCAGTCATTGGCGCTCGTCAAGAAGCAGAGCAGGCAGCTCGTGAGATGTACAGCCGTGTAGGCGAGCGTGATGCATGTGGCTTTGGCTGGGTAGAGATATACGTAGACAGGACTAACAGTAAGGAAGCTAAGGCGCTTATTGAAGCAGGCTTCCGTAAGGACTATAAGCCACGTTGCCTTACTATGTGGGATCCAGCAGGGCTAGGCACACAGAGCGTAAGCGTTAAGGAAGCAGGGGCACAGGCATTCGCCAGCTACTTCCGTGCCATGTTCCCTGAAGCTAAGATATACGGCTGTAGCCGACTAGACTAATAGACCGAACAAGTTGCTCCGGGAGGGGCTGGGGGGTAGTGTCCCTAGTAGAAGGCCTCTCCCATCTCATCAGGTGGCTGGTGGTGGTGGGGCCTGGTAGTATAAAAGAAAAACAAACTGCAACAGCAACAAACGCATGTCTAAAAACCCGACTTATAGTAGAAACCGGTAGATCTAGATCTGGACTCTTACTTTATAGTTTGACACAATTTTTTGGGCTTGCAAAACTTTCTGGTCCGCGTATTCATAGGTAGGAAATTTTTTTTTATAAAATTTTTCCTCTACACTATAGTCTTTTGGGTCTATAGCCAATTGTTCGCATCTAGCACGTTTTTCCCGTCTTGACAGTTGGTCCCACTCGGGATCATAGTTATCTACACTGCCCCATTGTGGCTGTTCAAATGGTATCTGTGTGGGACGCACTATTCGACATGTCCAGCTGGCCCAGTTGCCCCTTGTCTGCATGGGTGCCCGTACAGTGTCAAACTCCTGTAGAACCATCCAATCACTCAATGCTAGCCATTCAGCTTGGTGTCTATCGCACAGTAGTCTAGCCGCTTCTGCGCCTGCTTGGCAGTAGAAGTCACTAACACTTTCTCGCAGTCTATCCTCAATCCACCATCCAGTTATAGTCCGTGAGCCTATATTTGGGATACTTGACAATTCATCTGCAGGTGTATAGTAAACATCCGGACGTATAAACACCATTTGCTCTACTTGACTCCAGTCTATGTGTTGACCCAATTCCCAGTCCAAATAGCTTTGATCACGTTGACTGTTATTGTGTTCATGTTGATAAGGATCAGCGTATATGACTTCAGGATCGTGAGCTTGCCAGTGTGATATAATCGCCGCATGCGGGATTGTGGTGCTGGCTCTAGTTACCCAATAGAATTTGTAGTCACCGTAGGCTTGATCCAGTATGTCACGGGTATGTTGTTTAAGGTAGTTGTATGTACGTGGTTGTCCACGCATGGCCACTATAGTGCGTTTGCTCATTACTTTGATATTTATATACGTAGATAATTGTAGGAAAAATCTGCTGAAAATTTCTGCGCTTCGCGCTTCGCTACTACATCTGGCCCTGAAACTCCCTAGTGGCACCTTGACCCCAAGTAAATACGCCTATGAAATATGCAGTGTATTCGCCCATGCGTACTGGCAGCATGGCCATTATAGGCCTACTGCAACAGTTCTATCCCCAGTTACAAAAGATGGAGGTCTATGATGGTTGCTCCGCTATCGTACCCAACACCGTCCTGCACACACATGATCTTGAGCAGTACCTTGCCTGGACGCGAAAGTTACCACGCACAAATAGAATCATCAGCATAAGAAATCCACGGGAGTCACTCGTCAGTTTACTGTATCAAGAGGTCACTCAAGTAAGTCACATATGGGATGATCAACCCCCAAGACCCCCAGTGGCTACCTATATTCCTAATCCACGACGCCTACTGGTTGACCTGTATGATCAATTAATTTCAGCTTATTTTCAGCTGGCGCAGAGGGACCTAAGTCAACATCTTGTGATTGATTACTGCCAGTTCAGTCAGGATCCTGACGGTCTACTGCCACCGTTACTGGGCATTGATCAGGCTCTACCCTCTCGTTGTATTTGGATCAAAAGTATACGTAACCCTGGTGGGCCTGCAGAGTGGTTTACCAACTGGGAAGAAATTTCAGCCATTGTTGACAGTTTTCCCCCAGTTGTGGGCTATGTCACACCCTGATCCGGACGCCATGCTTCATAAGTGCTTTTCAGTCGACCATATGCGGGAAACTTGCTCATCAAGTTCCTCTGGGCTCTTGCATACTCTGCACAGGACTCCGTCATGGCTGGCGTTATGGGCTTGCCCACTAGTTCGCTCACCGCGGTTAATACTGCGTCATCGGCCCGCATCACTGCCTGTACACTGAGTTCTTTGTTGGGTATGGCTAGTTGTGTGTTCAACTGCCTATAGTGTTGACCGGTGATCGTGTCATTGCTTTGTGGATTGCCCCATCTCTCCAAAGTTCTGGACATCAATACCCGTACCATGTCTTCAGTGGCAACTTGGTGCCACTGGGGCGGTTCAGTGCTCAACGGGTTGATCATTTGCCTGTAGTGTGGGTACAGGCCGTAGTCGACAGTGCCGTAGATTTGATTCTTGTAAAAGTGATTGTACTCAGTTAGGGCCACGTCCAAGGGCGTCTCGCTGACTATGTTGATCATGCGAAAGTCTTGGGGTGCTCTTTTGTACACACGCAGAGTGGTCATGGCATCATCGCCTCGGGCCACTATGAAGTTGATCAAACTGCCCCGCTTGACGCGGTACTGATCACTGGTAGCATGTGTGTTATCATAGGTGTCGTTGACCCAGCGGCCAAATTCATGTGCATGGCCCATGGGATATGAAGTGCTCTGCTGAGTCTGTAGTTCACACTGGGTGATCAACTGTTGTATGAACCAACCACCACCCCCTCCCCAGAACTTGACCAAGTAAGTTCGCATAGGCAGTGTTACTTCCCGCCTTGACTCAGTTCTACATGGTGCCGATAGAGGCTGGTCAGTAGGGCTAGAGCTGGTTCAGCATCTCTAGTACTGACCTTAACAGCTACACCACCCCGAGCTTGCCATTCTTCTATATTGCTGGTACGATCATCCACTAGGATGTCGCCTGGACGGCAGTGGTGTTGTTTGTCATGGCTGTAGGGACCAAAGAACACGGTAATGTCGGGATAATAGTCCGCCATCCAACGAATCTTATCGTGAAAGGTATGGGGCATGTCGTTGTTACGGGGTATGGCTGTGAGCATGTATAAATTCCACCCCAGTGTGTCTCTAAACTGACGAGCCAGAGTAATTATACGATCAGCATAGGCTGTCTTGGGAAGATCCCTGTACAAATGCTTGTGATCTCGCAACTTGTTCCATTCCGCTTCGGGCCAGCGTTCATTGGAGCTGGCATCATCTGTGTTCATGCGTTTTAGCAGTCTTCGGGCTTCGGCATCAAAATCTGCCACTACCCCATCCATGTCAATGTATATTGTGGGCTTGTGAGTGGCTTGAATTCGGTCTTCTGTAGTAAATGTAGGCATACACTTATTATATACTTAGATTGCGGTCATGAGCAAGATCAATCATCTTCTGTAATGCTCGAACTGTGTCATCGTTACGCAGACTCTTGTAGACTAGATTGGGCGTAGAAAACTCACCATCTGGAGTATTGTGTAGGCCTTTACGTCTATAGGTGCGTAGCAGTCTCATAGTACTACGTGCCGTTTCAAGATCACCCAACTTGATGGCATACTGTATTATACTGTGCCACACCTCGACCCAATGTGCCAGTTTTTTCTCATCAATGTCTGGTATATCTCGTCGGGGATGATGTAACCACTTGTTTTGTAGTATGCTGTATACTCCGCCTGACTCAGCTGGGTGGTCTCTATCTTCTACATATAACTCTACAGGAATACCATATACATCGATGTCGCGTGTTTGTTTGTACAGCAGTCTCTTGCTGTCCATAAGTTCAGCCACTTCTCTGTCGCACTTGACTTGACTGAAGTCTGCTATGATATGCAGATCAATATCACTTTTTGAAGTATATGTATAGTTGGCATTGCCGCCAGTTATAACTATGTCTATGACATCTAAAGGTACTTCGATAAACTTAACAAAGTCTTCGGCTATGCGGATTAAGGCTCCACGTACTGAGCTTTTAATACTGTCATGATCCCATATATCAGGGTTCAATACCGTGTTACGCTCAATGGGAGGTGCAAATTCAAAGAAATTCATATAAGATATTTATTCGATGTTAAATATTACTATATGACAAACTCCAACAAGTTCCCAGGCTATCTCCTAGTGGCCAATACAAATAACCCTCGCGATGAACTGCATCGCGGTGTCATATTATTAGTTAATCATACAGATGATCTAGCAGTGGGCATACAGTTAAACAACCAGCTGACTAACATGACACTGAAAGAAATTGCCGTTAATACTGGCATTGAGTGGGAGGGCGAATTTGATGATGCTGAGCCACTTTACTATGGTGGTAGTCACAACAGCACTAGGGTACATGTTATTCACACACCTGATTGGCGTGGAAGCAGTACCGTAATGATCAACAGTGAAATTGCTGTGACCAATGACATATCAGTCCTGGCTGCAATCAGTCGAGGGGAAGGCCCCAAACAATACAGAGCCTGTGCTGGACACTGGATTTGGAATGCAGGCGATTTAAACATGGAATTGGCCCCAAAACAGAAGAGAGTGTCCCATAAATGGGAAGTTGCTCCTGCAACTGGTGAGTTGGTATTTGATTATGAAGGTGCTGATCAATGGCGACAGGCTCTTCTTGAGTCAGCACATCACAGTGCCGCTCAGTGGTTTTAATCCCGTTCTGGATTTAAATTATTCAGCATGTTTCGAATAGCAGGCGCCGCTCCACCCTTGCTTTGCGGTTTAGTTAAATCAAAGCCCGCTTTGGCCTGAGGCTTTTCCCACTTGTCTAGAGTACTGGTTGATACTACACTGGTGCGTTTGAGTCCGTCCATAACACTATTGGTATTACCATTAGTACGTTGTTGGTTAAACGATGTTTGACCTTCTTCCTCGTCAATGTCAGTAATGCGTAGTGTGTCAATGTTAAATTCCAAATCACACTTTTGTCCCACACCACTTGAACTACGAGTTTTCATAAACTGAATTTGATAGCGTCCACGTTCCTTCATAGCACGGCTAGTAAAGATACCAATTACGTTGTCTGCTGTCATGATCTTACTCAATCCACCTGAGATATGACTGTGGTCAAACTCAATTTCTTCAACAGCACTACGATTTAACTGTGACGCAGTTACAGTAATACATTGTGTTTCCATTGCCAAATTTCTAATCTCTTCTGACACATATTTGTCCTTAACAAACAAATCGCTGGGACTTACCTTCACTGACAAAGGCATCATTAAATCGAGGTAATCTATAAGCAAAACGTCTGGTTTTACACCTGTTTTTACCTGATATTCTTTAAGATATGCCCTAATATCGTTACAATTTTTACCTGAAGGCATATACTTAACTTGCAGGTGTCCTGACTTCTTTTCCAACATTTTAACTTTGAGTTCAACATCATCAATGTTTCGGAAAATATCCCTAGTACCGATACCAGTTACCATACTATCCAAACGCATAGACACTAGCCCCTCACTCAATTCAAATGTTAGATAGATTACATTCAAACCTTGTAGTGCCCAGTTTACACCCAAGTTGGCCAGGAACAATGATTTACCACCACCTGATCCTGCACAGAAAATGTTCAACTCACCTCTGTTGAATCCACCGTAGAGTTTACGGTCAATGCTGGGCCATCCTGTTGAAATCTGTCCGTTATTATCTTTAAGTTTACTCAAACGAGCGCGGGGATCAGCAAAGTAATCTGTACCCATGTCCTTGTTCAAACTGATCTGAATAGCATCCTTGATTAACTTTTCTACTGGACCATACTCGCCTTCTTCCAAATAGTCTGCACTTTTAATAATAGCACGTTCAAGACCTTTGTGACGACTAAAGTTTTCAAACTCATCCATCAACCATGTATAGTTTTCCTTGGGCAGTTGTATTGCATCAAACTCACTGCGGGTACTTGCATTAACAATATTTGTTTCAGGCATGACCTTATATTCATCTACATACTTGGAGATAAATGTTGCGGCTTCTTGTAATCGTTGATCAAAGTTTTCTGCATCAAAAATATTCTGACATCTAATAAAAGTCTCTGCATCGCTGAGAAACATTTCTATGTACAACTTCTGCATTGCATAGTCGTAATTGGGTTTTGGTTGTTTAGTCTTGGCCATTCTCTAATTTCTTTTTAAGTAGATGTAAATTTATCTCTCCACTGACCTTGTAATGCAAGATTGTGGCTAGTGTGTAAAGTCTTCCGTATCGTTTAACTGCGTCTGCTACGTCCTTAATATCATGTTCCCATGGCGGCAAGCTGACACTCCATCCGTTGTCTACTGCCGCCTTGATCATTTTGGCGCCTGCCTTATCTCTATCTGGTACTACGATTATTTCTCTGCCCAAAGCGTTGAGCCGCATAACTTGTGTATCGTTTGGCTCATTATGCATGATAGCACATCCGTCAATGGCTATGGCATCAAACTGTCCCTCTACTACAATAGTATACTGTCTATCATTAGTTTGTGCATCTAGATTGAACACATATCCTGGTTGTGCATCCGTCAAATATTTTGGCTTACCTTCTGTAATTTTACGTCCAGTGTAGCCTACTATTTTGCCATCATGATAAAATGGAATCAGTACTCGATCAACATAGCCAGGCGCAGGACTCCACATCCAGTTGTACCATTCCAAATCCATGCCACGGCCTATAATGTATTCTACTATGCGGCCAATATCTTCTGCAACATCTGGCAAATAGCCAGTGTTAATCCATTCCATAACAGACATGGTGCCTTCAGGTAATTCTGTTTCTGTTAGTGTGAAGTTTAACGGCTTCTTGGTCACTGGTTGGTCATCTTTGACCTTAAGTGCTATTAGGTTTAATTTACCAATGTCAGCATCGTTCATACCAACCCAATTAAACAAGCTCTTGGTATTTTTGCTTAGTAGTTTGCCCGGACTCCATCCTGCTTTAAAGTTACAGTTGAAACAATGGTATTGGAAACCACCATCTGGATTGGTTAGTATGCCGCCCCGCTTTCTGGTATCTCTAGTATTGCCAGTATGATGACAGCAGACTGCATCAAAACTTGTCCACCCACTGGGAGTGGTTTTTCGTTTCGAAGGTAATAATGCTAGGAGTGCGTCTTGAATTTCGTTCACACTACTAGTTTAACTTCTATACAGTGCTTTGTCAAGTGATCCGTAGTAACTAGGATTATCGTTTGTGCTGTCACCAGGTTTAACTGATGGAGTATATATTATTCGAATATATGTGTAGATGCCATTAAAATTCAAATAGTCAATTCCGTTAGCACCTGTGTACATGCGTGAGGCGATATTTGAATAGGACCCAGTAGAATCTGGTTGATTACTCAAAGTACCTTGGATAGTTACAGTTCCACGGTAATTGGTCATGTACAATGCTATAGTTTGAAGAGCACTGTTGTTGCTGTTGTATTCCGGACTAGCGTATATATTACCGCTGAACCATTCATATCGACTAGATGCCGTGTTAAATCTAGATAAGAATGATACAACTTCCTGGCTTGGTTGCAGAGATGGATAAATGTCAGCCATGAGATATAGTGTGCCGTTAATTCCGTAATAGCTATTAGAATATGCCGGAACCATCAAGTTGTCAGCAGGATCTAGATATGTGACAGAGTATGTGTAACTGCCAACATCCAAATCAACAGTATCGCCGGGAGTAAATGAAACTTCAGCAAGGCCGCGCTGTGCCAGCGTAGTACCATCATCAAGTACTGTCATTGTTTTTGTTAGGAGTAGTCGTTGGTTTGTAGCATCAAACATATTGAACACATATGTGCCAGTATTAGAAATAACTATACGTTTTTGATCACTGTTCTTAAATTGGACTTGGATCTGATTCTTAACGCCTTTTTGAATTTTTAGATCGCGTTGATACATAACTTGATTGACTCCTGGTGTCGTTGGATCCACATCTAATATTACGCTGGTAGAATTTGGATATAAATATATTGGCAAACTTTGCATAAAGCTATTTATTAAATAATGACACCAACCACTTTCCAAGATCATCACCCGTTCGTTTCCTGCATTAAATCTAACAATATTGAATATGTTGGCATTGTAATAAATTTTGACAGCTATGTAGCCAGCATTTATGATATCAGCGTTCTTAGAACTGACGAGGAAAAGGTTAAACTCTTAGAATTAGGAGAAGTTTGGTGGTGGGAAAGCAATCGCAAAATTCCTATTAATATTTTCCTTAAAAGAGAAATGCAACTGTACAGATACGCCATAAAAACATTTACTAGCAAAGATGCCGAACTGGTGTTTGGTCCGTTGGTTAATCTAAGTGAAATCGCTGAAAAACGTATCAAGCGTAAATCTATACAGCTGATACGTACTCCCAAAAAACTCTAATTTATATAAACAGTATCAAATACAAGAACAGTTCTGATCATGTTTTCTCTATGATCCCCAACAGTGTGCATTATACTTGCGCTGTGAATTACCAAATCCCCAGATTCTGGTTGAATAACAATTTTATTTCCATCATCTAAAAATATCAGTTCTGCGCCCTTGGTAGGAACATCGACATAAAAAATTCCAATACAATCCACATGATGATCGCTTATGTGATTGTGTGCTTGCCCTCTGGCAGTCCATCCTGGAAACAATCGGTTAGACCAAGAGTCAATAAGTTTCACTGGTTTAGGTATAGACATTTGATCAATGACCCATTCTACCAAAGGTCCAGCACCTGGAAGATTGTGTAGTGAAATATAAGGGTGTCCGGCAGTGGTCAATGAGGCACTTTTGGTTGGATTACATTTTTTATGTATCTCTGGTAGTGCAAATACTTTATCTAGGCTATGCGTTAATTCTTTATTTTTATAAAGATTAGTATCGGCACAGTGTACCTTTGTATAATCCATCATACAAAGTCTGCATCGTATACGTGACATGTTCGGTGTAAGTCACTTTCATGTGTGCCTACAGCATGCCACACTTCTGGCAAGTGTAGTATCAGTTCACCCTCTACAGGTGTAATGTAATGTCTATCTTCTTCTGAGTATTCACTTAAATCAGTATATTCTCTACCATTGTTAATTACAATAAGTTTAGACGCATTGGGCGGAACATCAATATAAAATATTCCCACAATGTCAGGTCGAAAGTTAACGTAACTATAATTAGTTAACTCAGCAATGTATTCATCAACTTTGATATGCTGATGGCATTTACCGTTGGCTCCTTTAAACATTCTATTAGCCCATGAACGCTTGAACTTAACTTTATTGCCAGGATTATCTATGCCTAATAATTCTTTAGCTGCCACCATTTGTTGTTCAATCCAAGCATTAAGCTCACTTGCCCCTGGCAAGTTTGCCACTTCAAGATATTCCATACCAACAGTGGTCAGTCCATTACCTTGTTGAGAATTTTGTTTTAATGAGCCCAAACGTTTGCGTTTGACATTGGGCATATTTAATACGTGATTAACTGCCTTAGTCAAGTCATTATTTTTATAAAGATTAACATCTGTGCATTGGACTCTTACAATAGTGTTGTCAAATGCTTTTTCAATTCTCATATATTTTTTAGATGTTCAATGTATTCGTAGTGATCAAGTGCGTTTTCAGATTCAGACTCAAGCAATGCTTTCAACTTTAATTCTGATTGTTCAGGATCAAACGTTTTATATTTGTCCAACTCACGTTCAGCAACATTGGGCTTGAAATATCCAATGCCTGCACCAACCATGTGCCAACTATAAATTGCAAAAGGATTTAGTGGTTCTGTTTTTGGTGGCGATATTACTAAATTAAGATAGTCGTATTCACGTTGTTTAGGAATTGTTTTGCCGGCCACTTCATTAAACTTAGAAACAAAATCTGGAGTTGTATTTCGTTCTTTAAACTGCGTCCAAAACTCTGTATCAGTTCTCTTTGATAGGTAATGGAAATGAATGAAACTTAAAATATGATCATTCATTAATTTCATTTCTGCATTGAACTTTTCAATGTACTGAGTCCTTGGTGCGCCAAATGCTGGTATCTGTTTAATAGTAGCGCCAAACCCACGCAGAGCAAATGTACTTACTTGAATAGATGTTGCTTCTAGCGGTTCAACAAAACTTGAACTTAATCCAATAGCCACACAATTATTAATCCATGTTTGTTGATACGCACCAGGATCAAAGTTAAATGCTCTCGGAATAGTTGGTTCATATCCTAAATATTCAGTAAGCTCTTTTTTAATTTCTTCGTCACTAACTAACCTAGAATCAAAAACATAACCACAACCAAGTCTACCCTGGACTGGAATCTTCCACATCCAACCATACTTCATGGCAACAGATTCAGTGTAGGGAGGAATGTCAGTGGTAGGGTTGTCAATAAAGAATGGCACCGCACGATTTACTGGCAAACTTGCTGAGTAGCTTTTCCACTCTGCCTTGTAATGATTGCCAATAATTAATCTTTTAAATCCTGTACAGTCAAATACAAATCCAGCTTCAATAGTGTTACCAGACTTCAAATTGAATCCTGTAATATCGCCATTTTTCTTAGTAAGTATTTCTACAACTTCATCGTCAACCAATTCAATGCCTCTAGATTTACCAACATTTTCTAAATACTGTGCTAACAAATTGGCATCAAAGTGTAAGGCACACACACCTAATTCTTTATGTTCTTTGTTAAATTTGACCTTATTTTTTTCTGATATAACAGATGTAAATTGTAAGTCACTTAGTGTTTGATTTTTAGATATCTTGTTAAGATACAGAGGCATGGCATCAAACTTGGGACTAGGTGGGCGACCCAAATGATCTTGAAAGGGATGATAATAGTGTGTACCATCACCGTTCCAATTGGTGAACTTGATACCATTTTTAAAGGTACCTTTGGCATGTTTAATAATGCCGTCTACTGGCACATCGATCTCATCTAAAAATTTTAAGAAATCCCAATTAGTGCCTTCCCCTGCACCTAGTATGCCAATTGTACTGCTGGCAATGACTGTAACTTCGCAATATGGAACATGTTTTTTTACATATAATGCAGTGAGCCATCCGGCAGTGCCGCCACCCACTACTACGAATTTCATCATTTTGTATCCTTATATTCTTTTATTCGATCAGCAACATAGTCTACTATAACTTGATGTGTGCTGGTGCTAAGGTAATGGGCTTTTATGACAGCAACACCTATCGCATCTTTTCCGCCTAAGTATGTTGTAAATGTATCAGTGCCAAAATAGCAATACCCATAATATGCTTCATCAGTATCTAGATGCTGTAATACCTGTGTGCTTAGATACTTGTAAAATGTTACAGTGTTGGTTACTGTACTAAGTTTTAATACTAATTCCTTTAACTGTCCATCAGCTTTATTGAAATCTTCAGGAATATTAGAGAACCCAAACAGAGGATGAATCCTCCGTGTTGTAGGGTCAGCGTATGCAATTATAGAGTCAAGTTCAAGACCAAACGTGTTAGGGTTATCAAAATTAGTTAACGGCCATAGCTGATCTATTGGAGGTTGCCAACCAGGTTGTGGTGGCTGACCGTAGTAAATATCTGGGAGAATAATCTTAGCGGTGCCTGATTTGTTAATTGATGGATCATTTAATGATATAGAAAAGAATAAAGGGTTAGCAATACTCATTGGTAACATAGGCAAGTAATCACTAGGAACATTATCAACTGTCACTGCCGTAATTCTAGAATCACTCTCAAGCCAATTGATGTATGTTTGTAATTCTGGAGTAATTGATACCGACATATTAACCTTCTATTTTTATTTTACCATACACTTCGACATCGTCAATAGTTCCAACTTTTTCTGTTACAACCTTAATTGGTACAATCTTGCGTTTCTTTTCAGACTTATGTTCAAATAACATACCCCATACATCTTGACGATCCAATGGTAACGTATCAGACATGATATGTACTGGAACATATCCTCTGGTAATTTTTTCAAAAGCTAATGCAAATAATGCAATGTTATCCGAATATGCGTTGGCACAAGTAATGTCCCAATTAGCACCGTCCAAGTACATACAGCTACCTTGACATAGATGTAACACAGGGCACTCACTACATTTAATTTCGTGTGTTCTTGCTTTCCAATGTGTTACAGATTTTAATGCAACATTGTCATAGTCTGCTAAGTTTCCACCGTAATGGCTTTCACCATTCTTACTGGTCTCAACAATGCTAACGTTTTGACAAGTTACCACATTACCTTTTAAATCTACAGCCAATGTGTTTTCGTTATCCATTCCACATTTTTGATTTACATATTTAGATTCTCTGTGATTTAGAACACCATTAGTAAAATTATCAAGTTTACTAAATGTTAGATAAAAATTAATACTACTATTATCTGTCTGCGTATTGTAAATATCTGAAAACGCTTGGCGTCTATATGCAAAATGTTCTTCAGGAGTTTGTAAACAATTTTCAGAGGCGGCATCATCGTATGCATCAATAAATCCACCTTCTCCAATGTTTACACTAGGGTCTCCAGTTAGATTTACAAACCAATCATACACTGCTTTACGGCTAGTATTTTTATTATTCATCATGGCATTGAAGCTAACACGTCCCAACGGTTTCATTACTTTGTAAAACTCTAAGATAATTTCTTTTTGTTTTGGGTCATCAAACGGATCTGGTCCACGAACAAACTGACCAGGACCATCGTGGCTTATGCCTACTGAAAATCCCATGTAGTACAGCCAAGAACAAATCTCACGAGTAAGAATACTGCCGTTAGTTACAATACTAAAATTAAGTTTATCTTCCCAGTCCTCAAATTTTTCTTGAAGTGCTTCAGCCAATGGTTTCAAAGTTTTCCAATAAACTAAAGGTTCACCACCCCAAAACTCAACTCTCAAGCCTTGTTCTTTGGAAAATTCTAAATTCTCTAACTTGGACATAAAATCTTCAATATCTTTTTTACTAGTCTCTGGTGGACGTTCAACATATCGTTGTGAGCAGTATTCGCAAGAATAGTTACAACTTAATCCTAATTGTATCTTGAGTGTCGTAATTAATTTAGATTTTTTAAGTGGAGTATCTTTGTTAAACGGTACTGACTCAGGCATTTTTCCAAAAGTACCACCTGGTTTTGGATACTCCCATACAAACCCAGTTTCATCTGATATAGTATTTGAATCGTTATCGTAAAAGAATATTTTACGATTAGTTGTGTCGCTTAACAGCTCTGCTTCTATTTTAAATTTCATTTCAATCCTATTATTTTTATTACCAGCATGCACAATCTAAGTTACATGCACACGCACAAATCCACGGGCAATCACAATTACACGCATATGTATAACTGGTTATGTTACAATTAAATGTACATGCACAATTACAATTTCCTTGTAGCCAAGCTCTTGTATCGTTGACAGGAGTGAAGTCTACACCATTTACCAACGGATCAGTGTGGCAGTTTTGGCTACCGTTATTTCCACAGTTGCTACAGTTGCCGTTGTCCGCTCCTACATTTGCATTATTGCAGTTGGAGTTTCGTATGTTATTATTGTAATACGCCCACCCAGTACCACCTTGGGCAGGTGGCGCAGGGGAGTTTTGATCGTACCATTGCAACGGAATGTTTGCGGTTGGATATTCTGGCGGGCGAGTGACTGCTAATACGTCAGTCAATGCGGTTCTGCGAGTTGGGTTTCCTGTAACTTCGTTACTAATATCCCCGATAGATAGTGTTCCAATTGGTAATGTCATAGTAGTTTAAGCTCTAAATATGTATTTATGCGGGTAAACTACCGTTGTGTATATTGGCTGCTATACTTACTCTATCCTCTTTTGATAGGTTAGTATCTACCATGTGAGCAAGATATCCTGGAAAAATTACCAACTTACCAGGCGTAGGTTCGATACGTTTGTAAACAACACCATTTAATTTTCTAGGATGTTTGGAGTCACTAACCCAGTCCCAATTAATTGTACCCCTCGGATCTACTAATAGCAAATCTCCAGAATTTTTTGGAACTTTGGCATAATATGTAGTAACCAACATCACGTGTGGATGGGCATGCAATAAAAGATTTTCCCCCGGCTTGGTACGATGACCCCATCCATCAATTAATCTAGGATTATAAGGATGGAAGGGGGGGAAGTAGGGTTTAACAGTCAACTCTAAACATTTGAATATTGTTTCTTTTAATGTATTAATTGAATAACAATCTTTATCCCATATGTTGTACTGAACACCTTTGTTGGCTATTTCAGCAATATCGTTCATTAGGATAGTGTTAAAGTAATCATCAAACCCAGTATCAATCTCCCATACTGGTGTTGCCCAAAATTCATTCTTAACTATATTCATAGCTTATTCCTTCGCATATTAGATTCATTTGAACAACGATGGCCATTGCATAAGCAATTGCATGGGCCTTTTTAAAGAAGTAATCATCAGTAGTCGGTCGGGTCCACACTTCCTTCATTATCGTCGTCCAGTCCTTCCCAATCAAATATCTCTTGGCTGGCCGAATCATTGCTAGGACCGCACTTAATTGTTCCACGGAAGTAGGGCAAGTCTGCCTCAATACCGTCCCATGCCCGTTCAAATGAAATAACAGATTCACGAAGTCGTCTTGTAAAAGTAAATCCCATAGTGGTTCAGTCTCCATTAGTCTGATCAGATGTTCTTCATTTCTAACATCTTTATAAACACTGACATTCAAAAAATCTATTTTAAAATATCCCCTAGTATCTGCATCTTTATAATTGATACTTGAGTTGCCAGTTAGTGGGTTAACTGGAATTTGATGACAGTATACACCGGTGTTATGTTTCTTTCCATCTTCTAATGTCGCAGGAATGTGCTTGATAATATCAAGTATCTTAGTTCTATCAGGAAAGTCTAAATCAATATCCGGCATTTCTTATCTCATCGTAACTTGGCGCATAATTGCCTCGGTGCTGTACAGTAATACTCGAGGCGACATTAGCAAATATTATAGCATTTTCTGCGCTCTTTGTAAAGAGAAATTGCACAGCCAACGAAGCCAAAAATGTATCACCGGCTCCACAAACATCACTAACTTCAACTTTTTTGGCAGGATAAAGTGTACCTCGCCACGCCGCACCATCGCCGCCATGTGTAACAATAAGTTCTGAGTGTGTAGGGTGTGAAGTCAATCTACTAAACTCTAATTGATTAATTTTGATGATTGCTCCTTTGATTTGAGCAAGGTCAGTTTTCTTTGTATCAATGAATACGGGGCCTTCAAAGTTGTTGATTACATTTTGAATATTTTCGTAGGTTATATAACCTTTGTTGTAGTCACTGATAATAACTGCATCAAACATATCTAAGGTATACCCTCCCAATGTACCATCCCATGGTTGAACTTCTGGTTCATCATCAACACGTAACATATGCTGACCGGAACGTTTGTCTATATATCGAGTTTTTGTAATCAGTTCATCATTGGTAACAAACACCACTGAGCAGTTTAGGTTTACTAAATTTTTATTAACGTTATCTGCCATTCCTGGAACATCGTATGTTTCTACAATTTTAATTACAGGTACAGGAGCCTCAGGGCTTAGTCTATCTATGGTACCAATTTTGTACCTATCAACACAATTATCCCCGATTAATAATATCTTGAATGGTGTTTGTAGTTGAGTGTCCTGTGTGGGCATAAAATTTTATCTCTTTGCAATATTCTTGACCAATAATTGGTCTGTATCTGTAATCGGCGCCCTTAACCATAATGTCAGGTTCATAAATTTTTATCATGTCTTCTAACTGTTCGTCGGTATCAAACACATAAACTCGAGTTACACCTTTGACGCACTCCAACATAAATTTTCTATCTTCTTGATTATTAATAGGACGGCTTTCGCCTTTTAATTCCTTAACTCTGCGATCACTATCTATTGCTACAACTAGTGCCTCGCCTAGACCTGCGGCATATTGTAACAGCTCTAAATGGCCGCGGTGAAGTATGTCAAAAGTTCCGTTAACAAATATTTTCATGGTTTATAGTATGCATTTAGTTTAGTCAAATCAGCGCAGGTATACTTTTGATATTGTCGCTTGATGTCTTCTGGCATGGGTATAAATTCAATCTTAGCATCATGTTCTGCGGCAATTTGTTCTGCCAGCTGTAAGAAAGATTTTGGATCACCTGTACCAATATTCCACACACCTGACTCTGTGCGAGACCACATTTTTTTGTGAACATCAATTACTTTTTCCACAGGAACAAAATCTCTGAAAAAGTATTCACTGCCTTCAAAAACTTTGATCACACCAGTCTCTTTGGCCTGCTTGGTAAATTTGTGATAGGGACTTGCTTGGTCACCTTTATGATCTTCATGTGGACCATATACATTAAAATACCTAAACCCCTGCACACGTATTTTAAATTCACGTTGCATATTGAGTGCATATCGTTCAAATAACAATTTACTCCAGGCGTACGGGCTCATTGGAGCAGGTGGTGCTTTTTCACTAAAATTTAAACCAAGGCCATAAACGCTTGCTGAACTAGCATACTGAAAATTAACTCCAGCGTGATGGCACGTTGCAACTAGAAATCGACTAAAGTCATAATTTTGTTCAAGTACTTTGTTGACATCAGTTTCTGTAGTTGAACTGACAGCACCCAAATGTATGCACAAATCGTGCCCAGCCACATCTGGTATTTCCTCGCCCCACTCATATAGAGTTAACTCATGATCGTCTTTAAGAGCATTGACCATATTTTGGCCGATAAACCCCTTATATCCAGTAATATAAATCTTCATTAAATTACCCTACCTAATCCTAACCAAATAAGTTGATCTAATTCTGTTTGATAATCTTGGCCAAGTCTACGTTTTTCATAAATTGACTGTAGCACTTCTTTGCCATCGCCATAATCCATAACACCAGACCCACGTGACTCTAATTCTTCAATTAGATCATCTGTTTCAAAGTCGCTCAAATCGACGTCTACCTCAACTTCTGTGTAAATTGTTTTGTACATATTAACCTTTCTGGCTGTCGCCTTTTGCTACTCTAAAATTATCTTCAACACTGTCTGGTGTACTTACTTCAATAATAGTGCCAGCTTCCTGACAAATTAATTGGTGGGGTTTGCATGGTTCATTGTGCCACACATCACCCGGTTTAAGATATACGCTATGCTCGTCGGCAGTTTTTGTGTCAATCCATTTAACAAAAAATAAGCCGTCTAATACATACCATGTTTCTTCTTTAAACTGATGAAAGTGCATACTAAATTTTGCACCAGTATTAAACTTCATCAGTTTACCACAGTACTTGTCATTGGTAGCCCAGATGTTTTCTGCGCCCCATCCCTTTTCTACATAACCTTCTAATCTCATAATTCACCACTTTCTGCTAATTTTAACATTAGGCTGTACTGTTCGTATGCCTTTTTTACTGCTGGATATTTGTCTCGCAAATATCTTTCGAGTTCTTTTTGTTCCATTAACGTTTCAAACATTCTATAATGGCCTTGTTTCTTCATGTTGTTAAACACTTCTGATTCAAAGTTTGCAATACGTTCTAATTCACTTTCTGCAATTTCTACAGTATACAACGGTTCACTATCAGTTACAATATGTTCATATACTCGATTAAAGTCCATGGGATCTTTAAAGTAATTTATATTGACTTTGTGATACTTGCTTGCTCGTTTGTTTGTATCAAGCACACGAACGCTGTGGTGATGGCAAAATTCTTTTAGATTGTCACTCATTTTATTTCTACTTCATCTAATATTTCTTTTACCAGCATGACATCTGCTGGTACTTCTTTAAACTTGCGCAACCAATATGGCACATCAAATGCTGGAGCAATCATATTTAATTGTTCGTCACTCATCTTCTGTAACATATCTTTACCAGTAACACTGTTCAACATAACCCAGCAACTGATTCGACCATTCAAAATATCATGTACTGCTCTATTAAGACTAACATAGTTAAAGTAATGTGCAAAATTTGCATTATGCTCATCGCCCCATTCCATCATTGTTTGCAATGTACGCTGTACTGCTGACTCTACTGGTTCAGTCTTTAAAACTTCAAACAAATATGCATTGTACAAATCATCACGGCACCAACGATCCAATTTAGTGCCACTTTTAATAACATAGTCAACAAACTTTTCTGGATATAGGGGGTTTACGTTGTTTAGGAAACTGCCAAATTTTACGAACGCATTATAGTATGCGGTGTCACAAAATTCGTTATATGTTTTAAGTTTTTTACCGCCCTGGGCCAACTGCCAGAAACGATTAAATGCCATGTAACCAGCCTGCACACGTTTTTCTTTTTCTTGTAGTGCTCTGCGTTTACGTTCACACATATGAGCCACAAGAGTTTTTTCCTGCATAAAATTCTTATTGCAGTGAATACATTTAAATGGTTGTGGCACAAGTGCAATCATTTGTTAAGTTTAAATTTGTTTAAAATGGTGTTAGCCTCATCCATGTTTTCAACAACTGGTTCAGGGTACACTGGAATCATTTTAATTGTAAATTTATTTGGGGATTTAGGATCGTGCGATACAACAACAGAGTGTGTTGTGGAGTTCCACCTAGGCCCATTGAAGTTTAAATTTAATGACCTAATACTACTGTAATCAAAATTATTCATACTCTTTCCTTTGCTTTTTATCAAAGCCCATTTTGTCAAATAGTTCTTCTTTATCTTCTTTAGTTAACATTTTGGCCCAAATCTTAATGTCTCCCAACTTCATTGTGGGATTCAATTCAGCCAATAACTTTTCAATTTTATTACTTTTTTCTTTCTTACCTGCGGCAAGATACGGATGGTATAGGTTTACACCAGTGCCAGTTGCCGCAAACAATTTCCACAGCAACCCTCGATGGTTTTTACTCAAATCCCAATGATTTTTATTAACTAACTCATTGGTCATTTCAACACACCATTCTTGTATATCTCTGTCAGGCATTTTTACGTTACTGGTATAACGCATTAAGATATATGGACTGAACGCTTTTTTTTCTTCGTCAGTTAGGTTATCATAGAAACTATAATCTTTTTGATCTACTGCTCTTAGTTCACGTTGAATGTCAAGTTTTGCGGCCACTGTCCTTGTCCTTACTTAGATAATATAATATTTTAACACGTTCCAGGGCTTCTTGTAAAGCAATATTGGTTTTCGCCTCTCGTTTAATGTCACCCCAGAGTTTGCTTTCTTTTATATGTTCGTATAGTGGGCGGCCGTCATCAGTGCGCGGATCTGGTTTATTTTCCATTTCGTATTTGTACCCAATTAATTTACGCTCAGTTTGACCTACTTCACGAGCGTATATTTCTTCGCCGTTGCGCTCATAAACATAAGTAGCTCCTGGTTTAAGAGTTCCCATATTACCAACATTTAGTATAATCTACAATCTCACTTTGACGACTAATTTCTTTAACAAAATAAGCACATTGTGGTTTAGGTCCAGATTCTAAAGGCGTACATAATAGTTGTCCTGGACGCATTTTAGGAAAGTACCATTTAACATCTTGATAAACATCAATGATATCAATGTCTAAAAACTCAGGTCTAAAACTACTTCTTGGATTGAAACAAAATGTTCTAAATCCTCTGTCATTTAAACTGGTAAGTGGCAATACTTCCATTTCAGGACCTTCTGGATCTCCGACAATAGTACACCAGTCTAATGGCATTGTGATTTCATGTTTACCAATTTTAAGTACAACCGCAGGACCTGTAAAACTTTCTAAAAAGATTAATGGAATAAACATGTGATCTGGATTTTGATTATCACTGTTGTCCAATACTGCAAACCTCAAATCATCATCTATCTCATCTGGTAGATTGTTGAGGTAAAATACCTCGTTTTCAACTGTTAGTATTTGCATTATTAGTATTTTACCTTTTGTATTGTGAATGGATATTTTGCATCCTTGTAGAATTTTTTACGTTCTGTTAAATGCCGTTTAGCGTATTTGCTTGCGGCTGTTAAGTCCCAGATCTGGACGAAGTCTTTGTCATCGGCTTTTCTAATGCCTCGGCCAATTGATTGTATAACGCGGACAAAGCTCTTTCCGGGCTCAAGAAGAACCAGATTAAAAATACGGGGGATATTAATACCCACAGCGGCCACACCGTAAGTCGCCACAATAATCTTGTTAGTAGATGTTTTAATCTCGTCATATTCTTCTTTTCTATCTTTTGTTTTTACTTCACCGGAAACAAATACCGCTTCTGGTAGTTTTTCAATCATGTACTTACCTGAATCGATTCTATTGACCAATACCAATGTATTTCCAGTCAATGCAATAGATTGCACGGTATTACAAATGTAATCCATTCTAGTTTCATCAGTAACTAGATATTTTAATTCTTCAGCGTAACTACCAAATTCTTTCCACTCGGCAGTTTGTATAATATTGACATGGCAGTTACTTAATACCCCTGATTCTTGTAGCGTGTGTGCGTACACGTGGTTTGTAACTTCACCCAAACTTGCTTTGATACTTTGAAATTCGTGATCTGCTTTAGGTATTGTACCAGTCAATCCCCAACGAATAGGTGCCCTTGCTAAATTCCTAGTCAGCAAAGTTTTAAGTACGTCGGCCTTGGCCATGTGTACCTCATCTACCATAACACATTGAACATTATCCAATAACATTTCAAGTTTTGCACAGGCCACTTCGTCCCAATTTTTACTATTTTTATCTAAAATATTAAGACTTTGCCAAGTGCAAATTGTATGAGTTTTATCTAAATCTTTTCTGTCGCCGTAGTACACACCGACATCTAATTTACAGTTGATAAAGTCTTCTTCTGTCTGTTCAACAAGACTTTTGTTAGGTACAATGGTTATCGTACGACCGTATTTTTCACAGATTTTGCTCAGTGTAGCAGTGGTAATTGTCTTACCAAAACCAGTGGCAATTTCTTGTATGCTTTGTGGATATTCTAAAAATTTATTAATGACTTCAACTTGGTCGTCACGCAATCTAATTTTTTCACCAGCAAATCTATGTCCGTCTGGCCATGTTTGATCACCCCAAAAATCATCAGAAATTTTGTCAAAACTGAGGTCTAGAGGAATACGCTGATCTTCCACTTCAATGTAGAAGTTCTTACTTTCTAAATATTCTAAAACTTGCGGAAGCATACTCATGTACGTGGTTCCACCTAATCCAAAGAAACTTATAGTGCCGTCCCATCTACCCAATTTATATGCTGGTCTAAAGCGGGCACTGGGGTCTTCATATTTGAATTTTTTAACCAAGGCTTTGCGTGTATCAAGATCTAAATTTTCTATCTTAATGTTGACTTCGTCCTTAATAACAATTTTACAACTTGACAAAATCAAATCCTTCGCGCTTGGTACCATCCCCAAAATTAATGAAATTTTGGTGGTGGTTTGTGTATTCTTTTAGGGTATAATGTGCAGTGGGATAACCCATGTTTATTACACTGTTAAATTTTATTCCTGATTTAATTAATGGTTTTGGCAGTTTAGTACTGACAAACACTATTTTAGTTTCTTCAGAAATTGGACCATTTAGACCCTGATTTTTAACAAAATCGTTGAATTTTTTACCGGTTTCGTTTGGTAATCTGAACAAAACACTCATGTCTTTATCAGCAATACCACACCCCTGCAGAATATTGTAAATGCCCAGTATTTTTAACTCTTCACTCCCGCCTGGGATGATTACCATAGTAGGTGAACAATGTGTTATTACCAGTCGCAATGCTTCTTTTCCCATATCTGACGGGTCAATTTTGAATTCTTTTGAAATATTTGATTGCAGGAATTTTCTAATTAATGGATTGATGTCAGCATCGTTCAGATACGTATTGATGTTATCATCCCACAATGTAACTCCCATGTTACGTGCTTGAAAAATTGCACTGACAATGTCATCGGTGTCAATTTCAGGCATATTTTTTGAAGAATTTTTGATTTTTAAAGATCCATCTTCAATCACTAACATAGGTGCATATTTTTCCATTTCCATCAAGGTATTTTCGACCGAGTCAACATACCTTTGAAATTCTTCATCAAATGTAAAATTGCTTTGACTACAAAAATCCATTAAAAATTGGATATTTTGCTCACTTACGTTGAATAACCAAGCAGTTGAGTCTCGATCCCATTCAACTGAACTATGCATGGTCCGGTCAGCCTTAAATTTTCGAATCTTACCAACACTCTCGTCACTAAATGGAAATCTAACTTCAATAACATCACCGGAAGGTCTATCTTTTAGGATTTTTACGGTCTGTTCTGTGACACTTTTTCTGATTTTTAGCCGATATTTAGGAAACGTCAAATGATGTGACACATCACCGTCTATTTTTTGTGATAGCAGTGGGTAATACCGGTTAAGTATGCGTAATGCTAGACCACATTGCTTTTCAGTGAAACCAGTATCGGTTAAAAATTGGTCAGAAAAGCTGTGTAGGATAGTTAGATCAGATGAATTGATCCCTTGACGCAACAATGCCAGTTGTCTGATTAGATCTTCTATATACATAATGCTATTATACACTCATAGTGAAATATCTTCAAGACCTGCGGCCCTTAATTTAATGATATTACTCAATTGCCATTGTTTGATGTCCAGACCTTTGATAATGCCCAACCATTGGTTACGCAACATAGCAAATTCATTGATAACTTTTTCCATATCAATTACATCTGCTTCGCCCTCGACATATTTTTCAACATCTCTACTACTTAGAGCACGTTGATAGTTTTCTAAATATTTTCTAAATGTTTTAGATTTAAGTCTGCGTAATTCGATGTTAAGATATTCTAAAATAGCTTCAATTTCTTGAAGCTGATTAAATCTATGTTCGACAATCCCAGGCAACTGAGCAGAAGCTTTTTCTACGCTACCATAGATTTTAACTTCTGCTCTTGCTGTGTCAATTTCATTATAAAAATGATCTAAACAATCTGGAAGGTGTGCTATATCTTTGCTGACTTTAGCATACCAAGTCATAATTAATCCTCGTCTTCATCGTAGGAGTAATCATCTTCGTCATCTTCGTCTTCTTCTGCATCTTTATTCAAAACCAGTTTAATTGCCTCATCCAAATGAGGGTCAAAACCAGTGATAGATTCCAACGTACGGTCACTTACATCTTTGCCAACTAAAAAATCAACAAAATGGTTTGCCGCAATTTCTTTATTTTTATCGGTGATGTATTCTTTAAAAATATCCCAAACTTCGATGATGTAATCTTCTTCCATTTATTCCTCGTTTTCTGTTTCAGTTAAAATTACAGGTTGACCCACAAGTGATGAATCCCATTCCTGCATAATGGACATTAGCTTGTCTTCGGTCCAACCCTTACGGAAGAACGCGGTTACTTCGCCTGTCTTCTTACTTATATATTGTAACTTATTGCCAGACTTTGTCAAGACGCCCATCTTTTCAAACATGTCAACTAGACCGCTAGTTGGCTTCATACCTGTCGAGTATGGGATTTGTACCTGTACAGATTCAAACGGTTTTGCATAACGAGTTTTCATGATTTTGCAAGCAGACCGAATACCAACAACATCTGAGATCTTGTTACCATCTTCATCTTCTTTCAATTTCAATTTTTTCATTGCAACAACAATTGAACTTGCATAGATAAATCCTTGACCGCCGCTAATTTTATCATCTGGGTCAAACATATCTTGACTTGCGTATGTGTGATTAGTACAAATCATACCTACGTTGTAACTGCCAAACATGTTAACACAGTTACGAACAAGACTAGTAAGTGCTTTAGGTTTACGGCCCATGTCACCTTTCATCTCGCCTGCTTCAAACTGGTTTACGTCAGTTGGAGTTAACAACATACCCAACGAGTCGATAACAAACAATACTTTTGGACGTTCATCCGCTGGCATAACTTTGTATTCTTTCATGAACTCTGAAATAGTTTTAGCTACGTCATCAATCATGGCCATGTTGAGTTTTAGAAGTTTATCTTCAGTAGTGTCTACACCCAAATCGTGCAACCACTTTTCGTCAAGGGCGTTTTCACTATCAACTAGGATAACAAAAATACCTTGTTCTTGTGCGGCCTTAATAATATTGCCTGAGCAAATATAACTCTTGCCTGCGCCACTCTCACCAGCAAATACTGTTACCTTACCCAAAGGGACTCCCTTAAAGAAGTCCCCCGAGATAAGATAATTCAAAGCATAGTTGCCAGTGCTGATCCAGTCTGTTGGATCATTAAAACCAATTCCTAAGCCATCAATACTTTTAGTGATAGACTTACGGAACTTTGAAATATCAAAGCTCTTTACCATGTCTATCTCCTAATTATTGAGTTTGTTGGCGTTTGCGAATCATTGCAATGATGTCGCTTGCACGGCTACTTGCTTCGCCACCTGCGCTAGAACTAGCGGCTGGTGTTGAAGTTGCCACTGGAGCATCGTCCCATGGAGGAGTTTCATCAGCATCTTCAGCTACTGGAGCAGGAGTTGCTTTTGGTGCCGCTGGAGCTGGACGTGGTGCCGCTGGAGCTGTAGATTGGTTGTTATTACCAAAATTTCCACGCATACCATCTGGCTTGAAGTACTGTCCCCAACGATCCATGTCAAATGCGTCACCATCAACTGATGCTTCAAACATTTCTTTCATTACCTTAAGCTCAACATCAGTTGGCTTTTTAGGCAAGAAGCTCTTCAAATCGTGAAGTCCATACTGTGCAATTGCCGCATTTTCAGCTTCGCTCAGAGCACGTTCGCGACGTGACCAAGTTGAAGTTGTGTAGTCAGCATAACCACCTTTGCTAGTCTTAGCAATCTTGAAGTCCAAGCCACGGACATAGTCTGTTGGCAATTCTTCAATTTCACTATCCATTAAAGCATTCTTAACAATGTTAAAAATTTGGCTGCTCATGATGAATCGACGAATTGGATTCTCAGGAACTTTGTCTTCTTGTAGTTTGCTATCAACTACTAAACCTTGGAACAAGTAAGACTTCTTTTTCCAGTACTTACGACCCAATTCTTCCAAGTTCTTATCTTTGAACCATGGACGCACTTCTTGTAGAATTGGGCAAGACTCTCCCCACATTTCCATACAAGGAACTTGTACTGTAACGGGTTTTGAATTTGTGTCGCCCTTAACTCCTGCGAAAGGCAATTTGATCATTGCACGTTCGATCCAGAAAAAAGTGTTGTTGGGGTCTGCGTCAGGAAGGAATCTGACTGTTGCTGTTTGTCCTTCTGCAATATTCCAATGTGCGAAAATTGCGTTGTCACCACCGCCGCTACCAGTGTTTTGTTGAGATGAAGCCTGAAGCTTCGCGCGGATTTCTGCTAAAGTTGCCATAATGTTTTTCCTTAATAAATGTTATATTATGCCTCTTCTTATTAGCCTACTGACTAAAAGAAAAATGTGTGCATACGGTTAAGTATACACACATCTATTTATTATCGCAACCTAAAATGGTGCTGAAATGTGGGTTATTTTGCCAGACCAGATAATTTTAAAATATCAGCCATTTCTGGAACAATTTGTTTTGGATTGCCAGTCTTGTCCATGACGTCGCCGTGGCCCAAATCCAAACGCATTTTGTGATCTGCTATCCTACGGCTAAGTTCTTTCATTTTTACAGTATCGTGCTGTGCTTCTGCCTGTTGATAAAATTGAGTTAATTTTTGTAATTGTGGACTTGCCTCGTATGCTTGATTAGCCAAATGATTGTTGACACCCCACATTGCCGCAATTAGTGCCGCGCCGCCAAGTATCTTACTACCAATTCCTTCTTCTGCGCCCATAATATTATTGCCTGGTGCGTGTCCATTTTGTGTGACATCGCCAATGCCTTCCATTTTTTGTTTAACATTGTTTAATAATTCTTTCAAACGACTTAGTCCGTCATCTTCAACTGAGCCATGTTCTGCTTCCCATTGCTTAGAAAGTTTTTCCATAAACTGCATTGCCAAACCTTCTGCTTGATTACCAACTTCTTCACCAAACATTTCGGCACATTTCTTCTTAATATCAAGTGCAATATTTGTTGCACCGTTAAATGGACCTACTTCTGGATTGTCTTCGTTGAAACGACTTTTAACAAGTTTAGCAACTTCCTTAACTACTGCTTCACGAGTTGGCATAGTTTTATTAGGCATGCCACCTGCTTCTTCATTTTCTTCAGCAGGTTGTTCTGTTCCAGCTTCAGGAGCAGGTGTTTGCTGTGGAGCTGTGTTGTCAACCAATCCCAATGCTGTAACTAACTTAGGGTAATTTTCGGTTGCCCACGGAGTTAGTACATCTTTAATAGGGTCTGCTTCTGGGTTGATGCTACTTTGTTCTTTAAATTTATCTGCTAATTCTGGATATAGTTCAATTAAATCTGCAAAAAATTCAATTGCTGTTTGACCGTCATTGCCTAATTGTAATTTTCCATCTGGTAGTGCTTCAATTGCTGTTTGTAGTTCTTTAATTTGATCCTGTGCCAATTCACCGTGTTCAGTAGATGTAGCCCAGTCCTCAAATTCTACTTCTGGACCAAACCCTTCATCTTTTTTACTTGCCAGTTTTTCTGTTTCTCTACGTGCTTTGTCGCTTAGGTTAGTAACTTTGCCACGGCCTTCTTTGCCTTTGGCCGGTTTCCATTCGCCTTCATCTTTCCAACTAACTACTTCACCTTTTTCATTTTTAGTTTCGGTACGCTCTTCACCTACATAATCTGCCAAGTTGACTGCATTAGTCTCACTCATAATTTTATGTAATAGTGGGAAGAAGTCTGTTAATTCTTCTTGAAAACTTGTTTGTGTAAACTTTTGTTTATATTGTTCTAGAGTAACATCATCTAACATCATGTCACCCTCGTCTTCCATTCCGCCGTTGAATTCACTGACCCAACTTTCATAATGATGACGCTTGCCCAATGCCGCTACCTGCGCTTTTAATTCGTTTAGTCGACCTATGGCACGCTCTGAAATTCCTGTAGCATCGTCGTGCAGTGTAGCAGTTCTAACTTTCTTTTGAAATTGCCCTAGTTGAGCAATTTGCTCGCTCATTTTAATAATTGCTTTGCCTGCTGGATCGTGCGGAACTCCGCCGTGGTCCACGTGTTGTGCCATTGCAAATGCACCAGCTGTATGAATGAACGGATATTTAAAACGTTCCCCATCTGCATTTTGAATAAAGATTGATTTAATATGTTTTGGTTGGCTACGTGCGCCAGCATATGTTTCCTGGAAATTGTTTTTGTGTCTAACAATAACTTCAGTTTTGCCTGATGTAGCACGGCTTGTTTTTGCACTACTCTTATTGTTCCAACGTGATTCGTTCATTGTTGTCATTTCTTGTTCTTCCTTAGGGGCTTGCGTGGTTGCTAAATGTTGAAAATCTTTTTTATCAAGATTTGTCTTAGCAATATCACGTGTATCAAAACGCAATAGCCGACGCATAGCAAAAAATCTCATTTCTTTTAAGAAATGAAACCATTGTTGTTTAATTGGATCATCGTGATTTTCTGTAATACCTTGGCTATAATAAATTTTTAAACTACCTAACTCAGCAAGGCTTACACTGACTCTACCTAAATTTTTACCTTCAATTACTACATCAAAATCAAAGAAAAGTGCTTCTGCGGGATCAATAGTCACCGCACCTGTCTCGTCACCCATTTCCAAATTTTGGAAACGGCTACGGACTTTTTCGAATAAATCTTGGCTAATAATTTGAATAGGTGTCATATCTATATTTAGTACGTGCTAATGTAAATTGGCATGGGCAAATCGTGTTCGTCAAGCCCATCTTGATCCCGCATTTTATCGTATACTGATGGATCCCACTCTTGCAGGGTCATAATCATGCGAATATTTAACAACAAACTCATTACTAAATCATCGTGTTGTCCTGATTTGGCTTTAAAAGTAACCCCTTCGCTAACAAATGCTTTAAGTTCACTTATCAATGCCTTACTTTGTATCTTCATTTTGTTAGTTTCGATTAATTTTTTAAGCTGGGCGCAAGCTGATATTTTAGCAAGATGCGTAGTGTTAAACCCTTTACGGAATCGACGAATATGTCCACGCTTTACTGGCTCACTTAAAAACAATCCTGGAAATGATTCTTCACCCAATGCATCTATAGCAACTAACGCACTTTCTCCCAGTGTATTATTTTCTACGCTATAATAGATACTAGGAGTTACCCCAGATTTCAAACATCGCTCTTCTATGTGTTTTAACAAGTCTCTTAAAATCCGCACTTGACTTTGTATAGGAGTCATATTATGATGCCATTCGCATACTTGATCAAAGCTGGGCAACTCTAAAATTTGTATGGCCGCATAATCCCCACCTGTCCCTAAACTAGGATCTAAACTAACAATATAGGTTAGATTAGGTTTGATCTTTTTATACCAGCGGGCTTGACCCATCTTCATTAACGGTTCGTTACCTTCTAATCCGGCAAGACAAATACTGTTGATCAGTGTTTCATCAAAGATTAAGAATTTACATTCATGTTCACGTTCGAATCTCTCAACACCAACACGACTACGTTCTTCGTTTGCCCATTTATCATCTCTATCAGGATGTTGACTCCAAATAGCCATGAAAGGATGGAAACCGTTTTTGCCTAGGTGTGTAGTGTTGCCGTATTCATCTATACGCTTATTAGCTTCATTCCAAATCATGGCAAATTGATCTTCGTCACTGTTAGGAGTACTTGTAATAATAGCCTTACCACCAGTAGCTAATGTTGGAGAGATAGAAGTCCAAAACTCCACAGCAATATTAGGTTCAACATAGGCAAACTCGTCACAATATAGTAATGATACAGACATACCACGACCTGTTGTTTCAGTTGTTGTCTGTGCAACAATACGTGAACCGTTATCAAATTCAATACTTTGTTTATTGTAGCTAGTACATCCTGCACGGATAAAATCAGGGCAAGTTTCATATGCGTAACGCAGACGTTGCATAATTTCTTGGGCACCTGTATATTTGTGCGCTGAAATAAGGATGGTACTGTTGGGCACAAACATGCCATACCATAGTAAGTATCCTACCGCAGTAGTGGTTTTACCCATCTGTCGTCCCAACATGTTTACACTGAATCGATTTCCGTGATAACTGTCTAATAATTCCTCTTGATATTCAAATGGAGCGTATTGTATCTTGCCCTTAGTTGGGTGCTGAATAAAGAAGAAATGTTCAATAAAATACTTTGGACCAGTTACTGGATCCATACAGGCGGCCATATGTTGCAAGTCTTCGTCAGACCATCGTTGCGTGGCATGCGCCTTTTTAACTAAATTACCGTCTAATGATTTTCCCATATTGTTATTTACTGAAAAAAATAGCCTCCGAAGAGGCTATTGAATGTGTATCTATATTTTAAGTTTTTAGAAAATCTTGATACTCTTGCATCAATTGCTGTTCCATCGTGGCAATTGGTTGGTTGCGATCACGTGGACGAGTATCATGATCTTTAGGAACATCACCACCACCTGGGGAATTTTGTTGGTTGGCAAAGCCATTAGGGTTGAACGGTTTTTGTTTGTTAGGATTGTTAGGTGTGTTATCTACGCCAGGAATACCATGCTGATCTGGTTCTTCAGATTCGTCAGTTTCTTCTTTGTCGCTGTCATCGCTATGCTCGCTGTCCATATCATTCATTTTATCTTTGATACTGCGCATACTATCAGGACTACCGTCGTGTGGTTCATCACCACCAACTTCTGGCTCAGCTGTAGGAGCTTCTGGTTTAATTCCTAAATGTTCAGGTTCAACTTTGTGAACTCCGGCCAGTTGCATGATCTGTGTTAGCATATTGCCTAACTCTTCTGCACTACCAGCAGTTACATTTAATGTAGCTGGAGATTTAGGAGCTTCTACTTCTACAGGAGGAGTAGTTTCACCCATCAATCCCATTGAGCTACCACACTCTGCGACTTCTGCATCTTCAGAAATCATGTTTGGGTTTTTAGCATCTAGCTCAGCCAAACGTTTTAGTACGTCAATCATTTGCATATTATTTTCCTTGTTTTGACCCTACAGGGCTTGTGTTATTTTGAGGAAGGTCATTTGTTGTCATTCCTGGATTCTTAGAAACATCGTCTGACTTAGCTTCTGGGATAACCTCTCCACGAGCCTTGCGCTGTAGCTTTAAAATGTCGTTTAACTCTTTAACAAAACCGCTGTTATATTTGTCGCCATAAAAATCTTCAAAATTTGCATTGCCTGCTTCTTTATATTCGGAATCAGTTAGTAATGCACCTTCGCGTTTTTCGGTAGGTTCTTGATATTGCTCACTAGGTTCGCCCGGACGACGAACTGCTAAATTTTGTTTGTTAATGCCTAACCCACTGCTTAGGTATTCTGTTAATTCAAATTGTGTTGTTGGATAATCTACAACAACTTCAAAAATATGTACTTCGCAGTTGCGTACTTGTGGAAAGTCCAATGGTAGTGACTGCACTGGAGTTGTTTTTAATTTTGAGAAAGAATCTATGTTGAATTTTTCCATCATAGATTTAAATTTTGTTTCTTGATCAGGTGTAAAGTTACCTGCTACTTTGACACGGAAAGTATGCTTGTTGGCAGTAGCGCCTTCGCTGAGATAGTCTTTAAAGTTTTTCATAGTAAGTTTATTTATTCAGATTTTTTAATTTTTCCAGGATAGAATTGCGATCTGTAAGTATAAACCCCTGGCCTTCTACAGTTTCACTGCCTTCGTTCCCATGCTTTTTCTCAATGGCTAGCTTTTTTAGCTGTAAATCTACCATCTTTAACTTCTTGTCAATTTTGTTAGTTTTTGCGGTTATAGCGGCTTGCATCATTTGCGCGGCCACTTCAAACATTCTAGTACTGTACCTAGCTTCTACATTCATTCCTAGATCCATTAGATCATCGTATGCTTGTTCAGCTTTAGTAGCCAGGGCATCTAGTTCACCGTCAGCCATATCGCCCAAGCCCTTTACCCTAGGTAGTGCAGAGGCAATTTTATCAAATTCTTCTAATCTATCCTCTAAGTTAATTACTTCTGTAGGGGTAGGTTCTGCTGGGGGCGGAGTCTCTATAGTCTCTTTTGGCAAATCGAATAGTTCTTCTAATTTCTTAGTCATACTCTTACTTATTACTTTCTTCCGCTATTGGAAAAAATATCGCCTTCGTTAATTACTCGAAATTTAATTCCCTGATTCCTGCACCACGCACTAGCGGCTTCCCATTTTGCCATATTTTTTACATACTGAGCTTGATTGTACGCACTTTTTCCGACTTTTTCTTTTAAGGTTTGACTAGCAGGTTTTATTTCAATCATCTCTACGTGACCTTTCCTATTCTTATCAACATACTTGATTAAAAAGTCTGGAACATATACAGTTTGTTTCCCAGTTAGTGGATCACGGTAAGGAATTTTTACCGGCTCGCTGGCCCACTGTTCTATTGCCGGATTATTATCACAGAATGTCATAAACGTAAATTCCCAGCCACTTCGATAAAAGGGTTCTTTGGTACCTATATATTTTTTAGGGTTTTTAACTGAATAAAAACTTTGTGCAAATTTTAAACTCATGCTATGACGGTGCGTTGTACGTAGGGATTGGATACTAGGTCATTAACTACCCCTAGGTAACTTGTTTTGGATCTGTTGTAATTTAAAATTTGTGTAGCAAGTGTGCTTAATTGTGAAGCATCGAAATTTTTAAAAGAATCCAAAACAACCATTGGATCAAATCGATCATTCTGTGCTTGTTTCATAATCACTAGAGCAATTGATTGCGAAGTTGTTGGGTCAAAACCTTTGTTTTCAAAAAATCCGGTAACTGCATTAAATGCATTTGCATTTAACTCAACAGGTACAGAATAAAAATTATCAAAAGTTCTTACAACTCCATCTGCACTGTTGTTACTGGGGTGTGGGGTTGGGGGTAGATTACTAAATGTTTTCATAATTAACTTGGATTAATTTCACCAGCATTGCCAATTGGCCGAGCGCCGGAATCTGTTAAACTGGTATTAACATACGTAGATGCTGGTAGTCCTTGATTATTTAAATCACCTTGTTGGCCTTGGATGACACCACCTGAACCAACTACATTTGATGGATTTGCGCTTATTGCCCCTATGACTGCACCAGTTAGCATATTATGTAAATTTATACCATAAATGTTCCAAGCGTTTCTAGGTTGTGTTCTAAAAGTATTAAAAATATTGTAAGCATTGACTAGTGATCCTAGAGATAGTCCAGATTTTTGATACTGAGGGGGCGGTGGAACAAACGGTTTATGTTGAGGAATTTTCGCAGTAAAATCACTTAGATTCTGATGGACTCCGCCAACACTACCTGAGAAGAAATCAAATTGCGGAATTTGGCCGTTTGCTCCTGCGGTAAGTGTAGTAGGAGTCGTGTCATATACTGACGGATCTTCAAACAACATTACACTATCATCACCACCAGATTTCATTTTTCCAGAAGAATATATAACATCTTCATAGACAATTGTCATTTTATTTTGTAAAGGTTTAGCCTGGTCACCTTGAGATACAGTATCATGATCCCATGAACTAATCATAGGATTGATTAATCTAAACCTAGTATAGTCTTTGTGACTAGGGCCTGCATGTAACAGATATATATCTATGCTTTGTAAAAAATTTGGTTCTGAACTACCATACACTGTCCCAGCAACTGGACTAAACCCGTAAGCATAGTTATTGCTGGCATCTAAATATTTTGTATCAGCATAAGAAACATTGACTCCTGGACTTGCTGATGGATCACCGTATCTGCTATCTGCATAATAGTATTTGTAATAATTGGTCCAAAACCCATTTGTGGTTCCGCCCATATCATCGTGGAAACTAAAACTTAACGGTTCATAAGTTATCTTAGTTTGTATATTAGTTTTTCTATTGTACTGATTCATTGTCTCAGTGCCAATTTTAAATTTTGGTAGTTGTACTTCCCTGGCCAAAAGAGCCGTGAACTTGCGATCCCAATCAGCAGTTATTTGATTCACTACGTTTGGATGTACATTGAATTTTACAAAGTACATGTGACTAAATTTAGGCAGACGTTTGTAATTGTCGCTTAGGTAAAGTCGGGTCGCATGACCGTAACTTGTAAAATTATCAGATGAAGTAGCCATAATAATATTTAGCCTATAAAAAAGCCTGGGTTTTATGCCAGGCTTTAGTGGGGGTAGTTTTTATTATAGTGCGGAAGTTAAATTAGTTCTTGGAACTGCTGTACCAAATCCTAATGTATTTCCATTTGCGCTAGTTTGATATGCGTTATCGAAACAAATTGATAATTCAATTTCCATTGGATCACTCTTAGAGTAATCATTTCCACTGTAGCTGGCCATTTTAATCCAGCAACCTTGTAGTTGGAATACTTCTAAAGTTTGCGGCTCAAATGCTCCGTTGCCGCCATCTAGTACTTCGATTGCCATAAAAAATTTGTAATCTTGTCCACTAAATGCACTTGACTGGTTAAAGAAATCAAATTGCTTTTGTAGTTGTTGACCAACTTTATTTGCAACTGAGTTATTAACGTCATCACGTACTTTTAGTTTGATGTCCTCAAATTTGTGTTTACCAGCAATTTTAATAGTGCTGTTGTAAACGTCCAATTTGACTTCGTCAAAACTTGGGTGTGGTCTATCAACTGAAATAACTTGTTTTGTTAGTTCTGTTGCAGGGTCTCCACCAGATCCAAATTGTGCCAACGTAACGCGAAAGCGGTACATTAACTTTGGCATCAACAAACCTTGGTTTTGCGCACTTTGATCTGTTGATAATGGAACTGTGAAATTGTTTAAACTTGATGTTGCCATGATATGCTCCTTGTCCTTTTATTAACCTGTTGTGCTGTTGTTTGATCCGTTGGATTGTGAACCAAAGTTTCCAGAAGCAATCGCTCCAGTGTTCAACAATCTTAAAGGAATGTAAATGAATTCAACTGCTTTGACAGGCTCAATAGCAATGTCAACCCATAGTTCATTCATATCTATTCTTGTAGGTGTATTATTTGATTTATCGCACACAACTACGAAGTCATATAACGCACGTTGTCCAACTAATTCTAACAACAAGTTTTCAATACTTGTTCTAATTTCGTTACGTGTTTGACTGTCGTTTGGTTCAAACAAGAATGGCTTAGCCAATGTAGCTAGTTGACGACGCAAGTATGCCACTAATCTAGCAACATTAACGCGGTTAAGAGCATCTGAATTAGCATCACGTGTATATTGACCCATAACTGTTAAACCACTACCTGGTAATGTTGCAATTGGATTAATTTCTACGATTGATAGTACATCTCTCAAACTTCCATACAATGATGTTGGTGTAAATTGACCTGTTGTAGGACTAACATAACCTACACTGCTTGCATTGGTAACAATACCGCGACGTGTACCAGCTGGTGCAAACCATGGATAACTTACGTTATCACTGTTAATAATGGTATGCAACATAATGTGGCTTGATGGAACAACAATGTTATTACCATAATTGTCAGTGGTGTATCCGCTTGGATAGTAAACTGCCAAATATGGATCGTGTGTTACTAGTCCTCGTTCGCCGTCTGCTGTGACTTTAGCACTGTTCTTTCCATAAGAATTCAGTGTTGTTGCGTCAGGTAACAAGCGCATAGGTGTATCACCCAATACTAATGCTAGCTGTCCAATGTCAGTATTTAAATTAACCATTGTTGAGATAGTTTCTGGATAGCCAGGGCATGCGATTAGGTTGTAATTTAATGTATCTGTATCTCTAATAGCTGTGCTGTTTTGAATCAATGCTTGCATTGCGCTAACTACCACACTGCGTTGAGATAGACGACCAAATTGTCCTTGACCTTTTTCGTTGTTTGCACTTGCGGTAACCCAACGATCTGGATAGTAAGAAGTTTGTGGCTCATTTCCGTTGTTAGCATTAGTACCATTTAGGTTAACATATCCAACATCATAATATTTGACATTGTTACTGCTTCTACGTGTATTAAACAAACGTGTACCACGTGCATATAGTCTTGCACTTGGGCAATCTGAGTCTAAAAAGTTACTGATCAACATTGAAGTAATTGGAACAACTGTTGACATCGGTGTTGCACCACTAGTAGCCCAACGAGCATCAGCAAACAACCATCCATTAGGGCTTACATGATCTGTGGTGTCTTGTAATACCCAACCATTTGTACCAGCACCAGCTAGTGAGTTGTAAACATAAATTTGTGTACCAAAATCAACATTTGATGCGCTGTTAATCCAAATATCACCGGTAACTAAGGAATTTGCAATTCCCGAGCTTTGTGTAGTTGGAGCAGTAGCACTGATGATTGGGCCATTAATGTCTGTATTTGGGAACGCATTTCTGTAACCAATCCATGCGGTGCCATTGTTATACAATATATCAGCATCGCCAATGTAGTTGTTAAACCATAGGTATCCGTCTGGAGGAGTTACGCCAGGCGCTGTTGATTGTGAATAATATGTTGCTTGGCTCCAATTACTAATTTCAAGAGCAAAGCCGCTGTCACCAGTAGGAGATAAATTCAATCTTGCAATAGTTCCAACTGCACTAGGTTTAATACCCATGATAGATAAAGGAGTACCTGTACCGTCAACAAGTTCAATTTCTCCACCTAATGTATGCGAGATGGTCAACACAGAATTTGTAGGGTTCCAACTAGCATTTACATTAACAAGATTGGTACTAGTATTAATACCTGCGGCAATTGAGTTACCTAATGTTCCACCTGGGCTAAGACGAATAGTTGAACTATTAATCCAGTTACCACTTGCAGATGTTTCTCTAATATTAAATGATCCACCAGTACTGACTGTAGTTGAACTAGTTACTGATATTGTTGAAGGTCCAGTATTTGAACGTACAAACGTTTTAAAGTCTGCAGCCACAGTATTATTCGAATCAGTGTCAACAAAAATGCTGTTTAACGGAATAGCTAAACCACCAGTGGTGTTGTCTAAATTAGCAATAGCATCTTGTCTGCTTAGATATACTGGAGCATTGACTGTTGTCCATGCTTGAGCAGAGCCACTGTAATATTTGAAGTCCCACATTGAACCACCAGTAACTGAATTGGTACAAATCCAAACACTGCCGTTTGCGGCATTTAGTGATTGATATGTAGCTGTTGGGTTTCCGTAGTTTGGACTAATTGTCAAATACTTGCCACCATCAAAACCATTGCTTACTGATACCCAGCCTAATGATGCTGATTTGAAGTACAGTTGTGCCTTTGTAAGTGCGCCAGTTGCGCTATTTGGTGCTACCATAGCAAAGTTGCCAACAACACCAAATGAGCTTAACGGAGCACTGCCTGAAAATGCAGTTGCATAATTTGAATTATCAATAACCAACGGGGTAACTGATGTAAATCCGCCTTGTCCGTTGTTAGTAGATGTACTCCAAACATTAACACCAAAAGTGCTGTCACTTGTGTTTAACCACACAGTACCTGCAGTTGGTGTGCCAGTTGGCTGAGTTGATGAGCCAACCATTGCGCTTAAATCTACGGGTGCTCTAACCACGTATGCTTGACTACTTACACCTAAAACGCTGTAAGCGGCCTGTAGACCATATTCGTTAATCTCGCTTCCGTGTACTGGTGTACCAGAAACTGTTTGGAAATAAGGTGTACCAAATGTATCTACTAGATCACGCTGACTAGTTATAACCCATACTGTACCAGCGTTCTTCGCTGTTGTACCTTGGGCAATACCAGTGCCGCTGGCATTTTGTTTATCTTGTGCAGTTGCTACGAAAATTAATGGGACCGTGCCCGGTGCGGCGGGCGCATAGAAACTTTGGTTTATAACTGAGACGTTAACGCCTGGTGATTGTAATGTTTGTGCCATCTTCAAAACTCCTTAGTGGATTACTTTGTTTTATTTAGCAAGTAATCCAAAAAAATACAGGTTAAATACCTATTGAAAAGGTGTGAAAAAGGGCGGGTATGAGAAATCTTTGTCGTGAGTGCGGAGTCAAGCCAGTTGCTATCAATTATTATAAAGATGGCAAGGCATTCTACAGGTCAAAGTGTGACCACTGTAGCAAGGGAAGAAAAGAAGAAAGGCCACTTTGGGCGTTGCATGGGTACAAGAAAAAATCAACTTGTGAAAAGTGTAATTTTACTTCCAAGCATACTGAACAGTTTAATGTATTTTATATAGACGGCAATTTAAACAACAACCGTCCTAATAATCTTAAGACTGTATGCGCAAATTGTCAGCGAGTCCTACATAAAGAGGGCGTTCGTTGGCGTCAAGGTGGGCTTGTTCCTGACTTTTAATTAGTTCTTTAATCTGTGCATAAAGATCGTCAATGCTTTTATTATTATCTAATACAGCATCAAACTCTGTGCCAACCCAGGCAGTTTCGCTAGCATGAATCTTTTGACGTTTAATGCGCTCAGTACTGATAGCATAACTCATGTTCCTATCACCGGCATTCATGTTTATAGCATCTTGATACCATTCGGGTTCAGGACCACGAATTACCCGAATTACTAATCCGCCTGCATCTTTGATTGATTTAATCTCATTAGGGAAGCGGCAATCACTAATTACAATATTGTCGATACTATTAAGTAATTTGTGTTCTAATGACGCAATCCATATATTATCATGAAACGCCTTACGACATACCTCAGTACCCCAATATTGTAATACCCAGCGTGGTGTTAAATGAGGCATACCTAAGCGTTTTGACCACCACGGATCTACCTGTTCACGCCATTCACGGGCACTGGTTGTGCGACCTTCTAGCATAGTTCGGTCCCAACCAAATACTTGGGCTACTGCGTCTTTAAGGGAGTTAGCAAACGATTCTCGTCGGTAGCCATGAAAGTTAGTAAGATAATCGGCAATAGTATCCTTGCCAGAACCAATAAAACCACAAACACCTATAATCATAGCGCCTCCTAAAGTGCTATTAGTATATAACAGTTTTATTACAAGGTCAAGAGTTTTTTAGCCAGTTACCCAAGTTAATGGCATCGAACCTTCTTTGTAATTAATCAAATCTAATTCCAATTGGTCCATTTCAGCTTTGGCTTCTGCTTTGAGCGTGGCACCGTTCAATCCTGAACTGCCCTGTGGTCCTGCTATTGCGGGGAATTTTTCGCGAGCTTGTCCTAGCATCATTTTGGCATTGGCTAGACTGTAATCTTTCAACCACTGTCCGGCATACATATCACTGAACAAATTAAAATCTGGGCGATAATTATACATCCAAACTAGTACTTGCTCGTGTGCATGCGGACGTTGTTGAACACTTAATGTATGGTTGGTAGAATTGTAAACAAAATTAATATCGCTACCAAACATTTTGCCGACCTGTTTCTGATATCCAGCAAAGGCATAATAAGTAGCTAGGCCACCCATGTTTGTTGAAGCTAAAAGATATGTATTTGAGTAAGCCAGGTTAAACGGCTCAAACAAACTACCACCATCCCCTCCCCCTGTGCGTGAACCAATACTGCGTCTAAAAAGTTGTCTAATACTGATAACTTCTTTTGGCATAATATATTCGTTTGTATCAGGGATAAGATCCAAAAACCCGTAACTTTCTTCTACAGCATTGCTACTACGTTGGCGGTATTTGGCCAAGGACCGATCAATTGCTGTGTTATAGTGGGCAGGATCTAATTCTACATCAACCATACCATCACCTAGCATGAGCTTAATATAGTCAATTACATCTTGTCTGGATTGTTCTGTTTCAGTCATATAGATATTTAGCCATAAATACAAGTATGCCAAGACTAAGCCTCTACCGTCCTGAAAAGGGCAATGATTTTAAGTTCATCGACCGCGTTGTAAACGAACGTTTTCAGGTAGGTGGAACGGATATCTATATACACAAATATTTAGGACCAGTTGCTTCAACCGGAACTAATGTTACCCCAACTACTCCAGCAAATACTGGAACCAATGTCATTCCAGAGTTAGGAATTCAAGACGTATTATTCATGGAAAATCGGGATAGAAATTACGAACCCGATGTATATATTATTCGTGGTATATATCAAATGCAAGATTTAGATTTTAATCTAAGTCAATTTGGCTTGTTTTTAACTAACGATACCATACAGATGCATTTCCACTTACGTGGGCATGTGGACTCATTGGGTAGAAAGATTATGCCAGGTGATGTACTAGAGTTGCCTCACTTGAAAGATGAATATGCGTTAGATGATAATGTAGTAGCATTAAAAAGATTTTATGTTGTACAAGATGTCAGCCGTCCATCAGCAGGATTTAGTGTTACTTGGTATCCTCATTTGATTAGAGCCAAATGTGTGCCTCTAGTGGATAGTCAAGAATTTGCACAAATTCTTAATCAAGATAGCGGAGCAGGTGATGGTAGCACACTACGTGACTTGCTATCAACGTATAATAAGAGTATTGAAATCAATGACAATATTGTTCAACAAGCCATGCTAGATGCTCCTGTATCTGGATACGATACAAGTCCATTTTTTATTATTCCCACAAGAGATTCTGGATTAGTTGATTTTGCCGATGCCAGCGATGATATTGATGATGCCAGCATGGATCAAGCTATAATGGATGCCAGTATGGTATTGCGTACTCCTAAGAAAAACTTATACGTTGGATATTTAACAGCAAGTGGTATGCCACCCAATGGTGCTAGTTTTGGATCAGGTGTTATATTTCCTTTCCATCCAGCAGTGGGTGCATTTTTCCTACGTACAGATTATCAACCAAATGCTTTATACAGATTTGATGGACATAACTGGGCCTTATATGAAAAGAACGTACAAATGACCATGAATGAGTTTGGAAAACAAGATACAACCTCTGGAAGATTTGCTGGTGATGCAGTTAGACAAACACAAAAAGGCTCGTTTATTAATAACACTAACACGTCTACAATTAATGGCACAGTAATTGTAGAGCGTCAAGCATTGAGCAAAGTATTAAAACCTAAGGCAGATCAATAATGGATTTCTTTTACGATGGTCAGGTACGTAGATACCTAACACAATTTATTAGAGCAATGAGCAATTTTGCCTACCAAGATAATGCTGGCAATTTAAAAAGAATTCCTGTAATGTATGGAGATCCTACTCGCCAGGCCGCATCAGTAATTAAAAAGAATAGTGAGAATACAATTCCATCCGCGCCGTTTATTGCTTGTTATATTAAAAATTTAGAATACGATCAAACTAGATTACAAGATCCAACATTTGTTAGCAAAATGCAAATACGCGATAGAGCAGTAGATCCCACAACTGGACAATACATGAATGTGCCCGGCAGTGGGTATACAGTAGAACGTATTATGCCTAGTCCGTACAAATTGACTTTTGCCGCAGACATATACACTACTAATACTGAACAAAAATTACAAATATTAGAACAACTTATGGTATTGTTTAATCCTAGTTTAGAATTGCAAACCACTGACAATTACATAGATTGGACTAGTCTAACAGTTTTACAACTGGCATCAACTACTTGGAGCAGTAGACAAATTCCTCAAGGAACTAATCAAGATATTGATATTGCCAACTTGACATTTACAACTCCCATATGGATTACTCCTCCAACTAAAGTTAAAAAACTTGGAATCATTACTAAAATTATCAACAATATATTTTCTAATGACACTGGCATAGTTTCTTCATCATACAGCGATTTGGACGCGGTATATGATAGTTTAGGAACTCCAGCTGGCACGGCAGTTGTTACCCCAGGTAATTTTGAACTATTGGTATTAGATGGTTCGGCCAGATTATTGACCAATCAACTTACTGCAAATCCAGAATCACAATCAAATACCAACAACTGGTATTCATTATTAAATTTATATCCTGGACAATTTACAGCAGGATTGAGTCAAATACGTTTAACGACACCTTCTGGTAGTACTATCGTTGCTCACGTTAGTTTAGATCCCACAGACGACAGCAGAATGGCATTGAATTTTAATAGCGATACAATTCCCGGTAACACAATTATAACCTCGGCAGTTGATAGTAGAGGTACTATTGATGCAATTATCAACCCAGAAACGTTTAATCCAGAGTTCTCTCGTATAGGTGTAAGATACCTGTTATTAGAAGGGATTAATCAAGTAGATGGGTTCAGTACAGCCAATAGTTTCCCTGGACCAGTTGCTTGGCAAAATGCAAATGGTACCAATTTCCAAGCTCATGCTAATGATATTATACAGTGGGACGGCACACAATGGAATGTTATTTTCAATAGTACTACCATCCATACAATATATTACATAACTAATTCATATACTGGCATACAGTACATATGGGAGAATGATGAATGGAACAAGAGCTTCGAAGGAATTTACAGTCCAGAGCAATGGAGCCTAGTGCTATAAGTCAAATAATCTGCAGTGGTGGCATATTTCTTGCCAAAGACACTGGTAGGTTTTTATTCTTACTGCGTACTCAAGGCAAAACTGCTGGCACATGGGGATTAGTAGGTGGCAAAAAAGAGCCCACTGATGCAACGCCTTACGAAGCACTCAATAGAGAAATTGCTGAAGAGGTTGGTGAAACTCCGCAAATTAAAAAGACTATTCCTTTAGAACTGTTTACCAGTAATGATCAACATTTCCAGTACAACACCTATATTTTAATAGTTGAGAAAGAATTTATACCAACACTAAATGATGAACATTCAGGTTATGCTTGGTGTAGTTTTGACAACTGGCCTAAACCCTTGCATCAAGGTGTTAAGAACAGTCTTGCTAATCGGGTAATTCGCGCTAAGTTGGAACTACTTTTAGATTTACTTGATTAAATCAGGACCAAATGCCCATGTACCTAAGTGGCGCATTTCCATACTCAAGTTAGTATCAACTTTAACAGTATAACCAACTTCGGCCATTTTTTGACAAAAGATCATATCTTCGCCCAAATGATCGTTACTTTCAGGTGTCCATCCAAATTCAAACCATGGCTGAGGAATCTCACTCAGGATAGATGTCTTCATTAACATACAACCCATGCCAACGCCTTCTACTAGTGCAAGCTCGTCTCTAGATTCAAATGGTAATGGTTCATTCCAATCGCCAATTTTTTCATAAGCAACCCCCTTAGCAGGTAGTTGTCTACGAACATAGTTTGCGGCAACAATATCTTCATTGTGAGCCAATAACCTTAATGACGTAGTTGATGGAAAAGTCATGTCGCTATCTAACCATAGCATGTATTCAGCACCTGATTGCTGTGCGGCCATGGCCAGTCTTTCACGTTGTGTTAGCAATACTGTACTGGCATCCATGAACACATGAGTGTCCAAATTGTTTTGTGTGTTTAGCTTGACCATGTTGGACAAACATAACGCAAATGCTGAATGTAATGTGTCCCGGCAGGGAATTGCTATTGCAAGTTTGTTCTTTTTCAAACTCCACTTGCTGGATTCAAATATACTTTTTTTCATGCGCCCGCAACATCTCTACTTAAAGTTTCACCCTGAATGACTAATTCGTGAATACTGTTAATTATATCCTGTGTTCGTTTGGCTGTCAAGATAAAATCGTTGGGTGCTAGCTTACACATAACGTTCATTGTTTCAAAAGTAACTTTATCTCGAGTAAGTACTTCTACGGCACTGCGTCTTGCCAAATCTTCAATGAAGTTTTGCTGTGCTAATTCGTCATCATCTGACATCAATTGTTCACATTCTGCTTGATCCAATTCCTGTGCCAATGATTCTAAGATTGATAATTCAACAGATTTTGCATCTGTAGTACGCAACTCTTGAATGCGTTCTAAAAACTTTCTCAATGTCACTGGGTTAGTTGTTCTATCGCTATAAACAATATTATCTAATTCCCAACGACTTGGGCCAGTATTGGCCAATCCTAAAAGTTTATTAACATCTAATTTTGATTTCTTTTTCATTACAATGATCCATAATATGTATACGGTGTTACAATACCACCAAATGTGGCAGACAATGAAATCAGCGTACCAGCAGTTTTACCACCATAACTAACGCCAAGTGTTGCACTTAAAGAAATGTTCTTCCCTAGCAATTGAGCTTGAGTAGCTGTGCCAGCAAATCCGCCACCACCGAAGGCCACGTAAACTGCGCCCATTGCTATCGATTGTCCCGTTGCTGGTATAATGCCTGCCATTTATGCCTCCTAGGTTATTTACCAACCAAGGAATCCACCATGGCTTGTAGTTGAGCAATTTGCGTTTGTTGTTCTTTAATAGCTTCTACTAACAATGGTACTACTTTTTCGTATTGAACAGTCTTATAGTTCTCTCCTGATTTACTATTGCCATTTGTATCGGTATCAAACGGAGCCAATTTAACTGCTTCAGGCAACACAACTTCCAAATCTTGAGCAAACAATCCCACGACTTTTTTAGTTGTATCGTATCCGACCAATCGTTTGGCTAGGTCATTCCAATTGTACGTAATACCATTTAATTTTAACACCTTATCAACTGCATTGTCAATAGATTTTACATTAGTTTTTAACCGTTTATCTGAACTATATGCTGTAATTTCACCAGTTGCATTTAGAGTACTGTTTACGGTTACTGTAATACCAGTACCTGCACCGGATACAGTCAAGCCAGCAGTACCAGTAACTGTAGTACCACTGGCATTATAAAAGGCCACATAGTTTACTGTACTTGCGCTAACAGTACCAGACTGTCCAGTAGTACCCTGTGTACCCGGACCTTGAACGCCTTGAACGCCCTGTATACCAATTACACCCTGTGTTCCTTGTACCCCTTGTGTGCCTTGAGCTCCTTGAGCACCAATTGCCCCTTGTACACCTTGACTTCCTTGCACACCAGTAGCACCTTGAGTACCAACACCCCCAACACCCCCAGTAACACCCTGGGTGCCTTGAGCACCAGTAATACCTTGATTACCTAATACGCCTTGAGCACCTGTTGCTCCTTGTACACCTTGAGTACCAACACCGCCAACGTTACCGCTGAGACCTTGTACACCTTGGACGCCCTGGGCTCCTTGAACACCTTGCCCGCCTATAGTACCCTGAGCACCAACAACACCTTGTGTTCCAGTGCTACCAATTGCTCCTTGTACACCTTGTACACCTTGAGCACCTTGTGCTCCAAGGTTACCACTTAGACCTTGAACGCCTTGAACGCCCTGAGCACCAGTGGCGCCTTGTGCGCCCTGAGTTCCTTGAGCACCTACAGTTCCCTGTGCACCAGTAACACCCTGTGTACCATTTGTTCCCTGTACACCCTGTACACCCTGAGCTCCTTGAGCACCAGTGGCGCCTTGGGCGCCTTGTGTACCAATAGTTCCTTGTGCGCCAGTAGTACCTTGTGGACCAGATGTAGATGGTTGAAACTGCAACTGATTACTAGTTGCGCTCATGGCCAACACATATGTGGCTGTGGTAGCATTAACTTGTGGGAAAGTTAATCCCTGTGGAAACTCAACTGTGACTGCACTGGCCAATGTTAATGTTGAAACTACTGTGGGTTTAGTAACAATAACGTTGTTAAATGTTGTAGCGGTTACTGTTGCACCTACAACTAGGCCTCCAGCAATACTTGCACCACCGCTTACTTGGAAAGATCCAGATGCCGCGCCGCTTGTTGGAGTAGTACTGGTTACTATGGTGGCATAGGCTGCGGCAGTTCTTAAGTTAATGTTACCGCCAAAACCACCATATAAATCTAGTGTAGCATTGTTACCTGCTGTAAGGCCAGCCGCTCCACCAATACTTGGTGCGCCACTCGCGCCACCACTTAAACCAATTCCTGCGCCAGGTGCGCCAATAATTCTAGGACTTTGACTAGAATCAATAATAACAGGGTTACTTACATTACCAAACGATGCTTGAGCACCAGTGGCAAACAAATACCCATTTGATGGATTAATATAAAAACTGCTGGTACTATATACTGTTGAAGTTGTAGGTGATGCTGTACTTGTGGATACAAATGTTATATAAAGGAACGAATTGCTACCAGTATTTTGTGTTTGAATTTGTGTAGCACTGGCCGCATTACCACTAATACCAGGCGCAGAAAGTGTGCCAGTAACAACCAAGTTGGTAGCTGTTAATGTACCACCAACATAAACTCCGCCGTTATAGCTGGCTCTGGCGCCACTCTGAGAAGTGGTGTACCCCACCATCCAGTTTCCGCCAGTGTCTAGTCTAAAGTATTCTGTACCGTTAGCACTGAATACAAAGGGTAATCCGATGACATTAAACGTGCCAGTAGTGACAGCTCCGACGGAGTTTTCTATAAACGATAAATTACTAGCAATGGTCATCAGTGTATCCTAAATATAGTGTATTTACCAACATCTTAAGCCTGCGCTTCGCCCCAACGTAGTACCAAGTTTGTCTGTAAACTTGGTCCAGATGTTAGGTATACATTAATAAACAATGTATCAGGCCCGTTTGGATAACATCCGCGACCGCCTAAAGGTGTATTTGTAAGTTCTTTTAATGGGCTCAAATCCAATGAGTCTTTTGAAGCTGGGCTTGAGATGAATGAGAAAATTGTTTCGCCAGGAGACGCCCAAGTATTTCTAGTACCAGTAATTGCTGTACTAGTTGGAATGTTGCTCAATAATGGCTGAGTTAATGTAACCCATGTTCCACTGATTGCAGTGATAATACTGTTACCAGCAATACCTTGACCGCCCTGTGCCGCCGCAGTTAATATAATAGCATCACCAATAGCCATACTGGCTGTGCTGGCCACATAAATCACGTTGGTTCCAGAAGTAGTTTGCAATGCCAGCGTTGTTGAATATGTTGCAGTACCGTCAAATTGAATTGCAGTGCCTGGAGCAATCTGCGTAAAACTTGGCTGTCCAGTACCCAGTACGCTACCTCCTTGTGGTGTACCTTGTAGTGAGTACCATTGAATGTTATTGACGTTGCTGGGGAAGTTACTAGGATTCAATACACCCTCAATAACCACCGCTTGTGAAGCTGCCGCTGATCCAGCAGTGTTTTCAATAGATTGTAATAATAATTGTGATCTGTTGATCAAATCTCTAACACCAAGATCGCCCACTGCCGCGTTACTAACACTAGGTGCTAGTCGAATAGCAAACGCTGTAGTTTTCTTAGTTGAAACTGTAATGTTTGGAGCTTGATAGTTAAAAATGTAACCACGGTCTTGGTCAAATCCACCGTCTGTTAAGAAAGCTGACCCCCAATGACTAATAGTTGGAGTTGCTGTTTGACTTACTAGCATTACTCCAGTACCCGCAGTGTGTGCCGCAGCCGTGCCAGCAGTGAAAGACTGTATAGAGCCGTTAACCCAAGGAACTAATGGAGTAGCTCTAACTAAGCCGTTAAGTGTGTTGGTTGAGGTAGTAACGCTAGAATAGCTAATTAATTCATTATCAATATAAACTGTACCCGAGTTTGCAAAATATGTAACATCAGTTACAGTCATGGCAGTATCAGCTGTGCCAATACCTACGCCAGCCAATGAACTACGTGCGCCTTCATTAATAACTTCATAACGAACAGGTTGGTTACCTGAACGCATATAAGCTTCTGTGTTAACGTTGGAGTTTTTAATACGGTGAACAGTGATATAACTACCATCTGGGCCGCGCAACATCCAATCAATAAATCCAGCACCGTACCATGTCCATTGTAACCCAATCATCTGCATTTTCCATGGTAGAAAATTATATCCGCTAGGGTTGTAAACGCTACGTGTACCATCGCAACGATCCATGTTCCACTGATTTTGTGGAACTATGATATCTTGTGTTTTAACCATTTTAGCGCCACTTGTTGATGTACTTCCACGATAGTCAGGAGCTACATACATCCATGTTGAACTAGATATTGACGTAACCACGTGCGACATACCTTTAATAACTACGCGATCACCGGCAATTAGTTGATTGTTAAAGGCACTGTTATTACCAGTAATCAAGTTAGCTTCTGGTACAGCGTTGCCAGTTCCTGCAAGTTGTAATGTACTTGTTCTTAGACCAACGGCCATTTGAATACCGTCAAATTGCCAGAACATGCCGTTTTGTTCATCGTATGTTCCTGCACGAACTGTTGTACCGTGCCAACTGATGTGATAAATTTGTGCCGTAACACCAAATGCACCAGTAGTGCTACCTAAAACACTGGTTGCCAATACTGTAAATGTTCTTTCGTCAACGACAGATGCTACTGGGTACGCTCCATTGTAACCTGAAGTAGTAATACCAGTGACACCAACCACTGATCCAACTTGTAGTCCGTGGTCAAAGTCATCAGTGACAACAGTGATAGTGCTACCAATAGTTGTGCCGCCCGCGGTAATTGTTCGAATGTTGTAGTTAGGAGCAAATAATGCGCCTGTATTATAATTAATAGCCTTACCAGACTGATAACGTATGTATTTCTTACTCATACGTGTTGCTTGCGACCCATAGTTTGGACCGCCTGCACCTAAACTTACACCACCGTCAAACGGTCTGTGTTGGTAGAAGGAGTCTGCTCTAGCATAAACTACACCAGTAGGATTGCCTGTAATAGTACCAACGTTACGAGCATTGTAAGTTATAGTTGTTACGCTTGGAACTGATTGAATATAAAACGGTCCTTGACATAATGTATGGTTATTAGATCCGTTGTCACTGTTAATAGTGACATAAATTCCCTGCCCAGGTAGTAATCCGTGATTGTTGGCAAAAGTAACAGTCACTACACCTGTAGCAGCCGATCCAGAACCTGCTGTAGTGAATGTGGTTGATCCGATGGCCGCCGCAGTATAAAATCCTCCTTTGCGTACAATAGTATAGGCTGTTAAAATACTAGAGCTGATAGTTTGAGACACTTGACCACGAGCGTAGTATGTAAACTGTATTGAATTTATAACAGAGTTGATTACAAAGGATCCAATAGCACGGTCAGCACCAGAAATGGTAGTATCTAAGTTTTGAACAGTAATGGCAGTACCAGTTGTCAAATTATGAGCATTGGCCGATGTAACTGTGATTAAACTTTCCACGGCGGGCTTGCTGCCGCCGCCGCTGGCATCAGTAGTCATGGATGAAATGGTCAAATCTGTACCTGGAATTTCATAAATGCCCGGATATCCGCGCATCAAACTAATTGTTTGCCACTTGGTCGGCTGTAGCCCGTACTCAAAGTCTGCATCAAGCATACTTTGTGGAGCAGACATACGTGTGCGTTCAAATGCATCAGTACCCATGGCCCATGGGCGAGTAACAACTGCGCCGTCAGTACGTTCAATAAAAATCTGTAGTATGTCAGTAGATGCCATACCAGTTGTGCTGGCACCCAATGTTACTGTGGTCACACCGTCTGTGTTTTGAAGTGCTTGCGGAAAAGCTGTAGTATTAGCACGGCTAAAACTTACTGAAGTTCCAACAAAGCTCAAATCAGCGAAGTTGTAGATTATTTGATTTTTAGTTACATTGGTAATCATCAGCAATTGGCTGAGATCAATTGTTCCAGGGAATTGAACAGTGCCTACACCTGCCGCTCCTGGGGTAAAAACGTAACTTCTTACTAGTTGTTTTGCCATTTTATATTATATCCTTTTACATACTCATTGCAACGCTCATCGCTATTGCGAAACTCTTAATGTTATTTACGGCAGAGCTTGTGCCGCCTGAAATAATGCGAACAATGTCGCCCGTATTACGAGCAATATTCAATACCACTGTTGATCCATTGCTGGCCACAAAGTCGCCGCTACCCAGTGCAATACCGTTGGCAGTAATTTGCACTGTACCTACAACATATCCACCAATTGGTGTAAACGTTGTTTGGCCACCTGTAGCCGCAAATTCTTGAATGTTTGTTGGAATAACTTGTGTGCCATTATTAACATACAAATTTCCACCAATTTGAACATCTCGGCCAATGCCAGCGCCACCAGCAACTTGTAACGCACCAGTAACAGTTGATGTTGCATTAGTGACTCCAAGTATAACTTCACCATTGGTTACAGTATTGTTATTCATTGTAACACTACCGTTGGTAGCATTAATGTAGAAACTACTTGAAGTATATAACGACTGCGAAGTTGTTGTATTTAAATTATTGCCGCTAACAAACGTTGGGTAGTAGTTTGCGGTAGTATTGCTTGCCTGTACAATTACCGTAGTTGCAGTGTTGGCTAAACCAGCATTGCCACTAAATGTGCTAGTGTTAACTGGCCATGGGCCAACAAACACGTTGGTAGCAGTTAATATACCATTGACATATGCATTACCGTTCACACCCAACAATGCATTCATTGTGGCTGTAGATGTTGAACCAATGTTTACCTGTCCAGTGGACGGATTAACTGTAAAGCTACTAGTTGTGTATTCTACCAATCCAATGTTAGTTGATGTGTTTAATAAATTAACAAACGTTGGGTAGTACAATGCATTAGCATTAGTTATCTGAGTAACTACAGTACTGGCTGTGCTAACAATAGTTGATAGTGTACCAATAAATGTACCATAGAATGTTGTGGCAGTTACAATACCTGTTATGTTAGCACCACTGGCAACTAATGTTCCAATTTTCAAATTGGCATATGTTGCATTCCACTGATATCCAGTAGCACCACCAGTCATTGTTCCAATACGAACTGTGTTGTCACCAGCATTGGTATCAGGACCGATACCCCAATAGTTACTACTTGCCCAAATACCACCGTATTGAGGAACACCACCAGCTGTTGAATACTTGCCGTTGAAGAATATCCATGGGTTCAATAAGTTAGATTGTGCAACACCTGCATCGCCCAACTGTACAACTGCACCAGCGTTGACGCTGTTAAGTACTGTGCTTGCACCGCCCAATAACAAGTTTCTATTTGCATCAACTAAGATTGCTGTGGAATTGTTATTGACGTTGAATGTTAATGATGTTGGACTTGTGTATATTGTGGCAGTTAATGTGCCACCAACATAAAGTCCACCACCAATACCAACACCGCCAGTAACTTGCAAATCACCACTTGTGGCATTATTAGTGCCGGCGCCGCCTACCAGTTTAATTGATCCAGTTTTGAATACACCATATGTAGCACTGGTAAATGTACCTGTATTAGATTCTGCGCCAGTACCAAACCATTCCAACTGTTGGCTAGCATCAGACAATACCAAGGCCGCATTGCTGTCAGTGCTTAATGTTCTGTTATAATAGTGGAATCTAAATCCAACATCTTTACCATCATCTACTGTCCAAAGCGCATTTACGCCACCTTGTGGCACGTGCATTTCAATAATGTTATCAGTATAAACTGTGTTAGTAGAATATACGTAAGTAGATGTACCATTAAATGTAACGTTGTTGCTGAATGTAACAGCACCAAGGAATAATGATTGTCCTTGAACTGTTAATTGGCCAGCATAAATGCCACCTTGAGCACCAATACCATTTTGTACATACAGTGCATTGGCAGTATAACTAGATGTGCTTGTGCCTGCTCCGTTAATTACTACACCAGTAGCAGTAACAGCAGTAGCCACTAATGTTGTAGCAGTTACAACACCTAAAGATACATTGCTAGAAAAGAATGGACCGCTGGTACCATTGCTGACTAATATTTGTCCGCCAGTGCCTGGACCTGCCCAAGTTGTAACACCTGGAGCAGTATTATATGGAATTTGTCCAGCTGTACCAACAGTTAAGTTGCTGGCAGTAGTTGCACTACCCGCTGTTAATCCGCTAATTGCTGTCCATGAAGCTGTAGATCCAACTACTGTTAAAATTTGTCCTGGGCTACCTAATGGAATAAATGCAGTAGTACCAGTGTTGCTTTGAATAAGAATACTGCCCGGAGCGCCACCAATAATATTAATTGCGTTTGTAGCAGATGATGCAAGTCCGTAGAAGTTTGTAGCTGTTACAGCGCCAGTAAAATATGCACCACCGGCCACGTTAAAAATTGCACCAGAATATTGTGTGGTTGTATTGATATATACCGTACCACTTGTGTCAATACGCAGGCGTTCGCTGGAATTTTGTGTAGAGAATGTTATTGCACTGGTAGTATCACCAGTGGCAAATCCCAATTGTCCACCTTGTAAGAACAATGCTCTTTGGCCGTCGTTACCGTTAATACGGAAACCGTTAAGATATGAATACCCACTAACATATAATGCCCAAGGTTGAGCTCCACTCCATGAGGTATTTTGTTTAATATAAACTAACGATCCAGAACCGTTGTTTGTACCACCATCGCCCACTGTGGCACCAGTGACAAACATATTACCGTTAACACCGACTCCACCGTTGGCCAACAATGACAAGTTGTTTGTGGCAGTGATTGTACTAGTAGTAATTGAGGTTGCATTAATTGTAAGTACTGCTAGGTTAGTTACAGTGAACAACGCCGCTGAACTTGACAGTGTAGGTCCAGAAATTTTATGGAATGTAACTGTGCTCAGTACACCAGTATCACTAATACTACTAAAATTGTAACCAGAGTTACCGAGTGTTAAACCAAATGTACTGTTTGGATAAGACGCAATGCTACTACCGCTGGCGTTTACTGCGCTGGCTTGTACCTGTAATACATCTTTAGAGAAATAGTTACCACCAGCCATCGCCGCGGCATCAAATTTACTACCTGTAGCAACACCAATGTCCCCACCAAAGTATGAAGCGCCGGAAACACCAATACCACCTGCTGTAATTTGTACAGCGTTGGCCCCAACGCTGTACTTACCTGCACCTGCACTGGTAAATGTACTTACATAGCCAACAATTAACCCACCAGCAATACCTACACCACCTGCAACTACCAACGCTCCAGTTGTTGTGCTCGTAGTACCAGTTAAGTTACTAATAGTTAAACCGTTGTTAATAGTGCCACCGTTATATGCGGCCACTGACGATGTTGTAAGTTCTTTTGTGTACGCATTATAATAAACAGCCCAAGTAGTAGCACTGGTTGTTGCATCTGCACGTACTGGACTTACATAAAAACCTGCGTTGGTAGCAGTTTGAACCCACGTCGTTTGTCCAGCACTAAGAATAATACTACCAGCCGCAGTGGCTTGACCAGCACTGGCATTATAACCCAATGCTAACGAATATGCGCCTTGATTGTAGTTGGCTGCTTGGTAACCTACCGCAGTAGCATAACTACCTTGACTACTACTACCAGCAATTTGTCCAATAGCTGTAGCACTAACCCCTTGATTATAGTTACCTGCATAATAACCAACAGCAGTTGCCAAACTACCTTGGCTACTTGCGCCAGCGCCTTGACCAAAGCCAATGTTTTGTGTTGTTATAAAATATTGTGTAGCAGTAATTGCTCCAACAGTGGTACCACCAGTAACTACTACGTTGTTGGCAAAATATGCGTTACCAGTTACGCCAAGACCACCGTTCTGCACTACCAATGCGGCATTGTATGCGGCAGTTGGATAGTAATAGGCATTGGCCACAGTACCTTGTGTCACTGCGGCTGATGTTGCCGCGCTAAGAGTTACTGTGGGATAGAATAATAAGTTTTGTGTTTGAGTATTAGCAGTAATTGGCGCACTTAAAATTACAGTTGGCGCAAATTGAATAGTTTGTAAGGCTGAAACTGTTACTGCTTGGTTAACTACAACCCAGCCGTTAGTCTGTACGGCGGTAACTAATGTACCAGTAGAAACACCTGC